GGAAGCCCTACCGGTTGGAGTGCTATCAGTACATTCCGTGTCAGTCTCAAGGGTAATTCAAGGGCGTCCGGCGATACCCCGGCAAAAATATGCATAGATAACGTCAGATTGCTCAAGACACCACCGGTAGCTACGTCTTATAGATGTCAGTGGGCTACTTTTGAGCCCCAGGAATCAGGGTCGAGTACGGGTTGGATCAAGAACTGCGCGGCTGGAACAAAATCTACATTCAACTCATTCCTGGCGAGGGAAGGAGTGTATTGCCTGGAAGTTTCACCTGATACTACGGGCACTGCATGTGAGGCACTTACTTTTGACAGCGGCAAAGATCTGGCTACGTTCCCCGACGGTGTTACAGCCACAACCTCTGATGTGCTCAAGATCAACTTGTCGTGGAAGGGAATAGCGGTAGGGAATTGGACTGCATGGAACCTATGGAAATGCCCCAAGTTCAGGTTTTACGATTCAGCAAACGCGTATCGGTCTGTTAATATGGGAGTGGTTGCCTCCCTCAAAGGAGGAGGAGCCGAATTGAGCGTACGATTTAGACCGGAATCAGGGGTGGCTCCCTGGAGCGCTGCCGTTACTGCGGCTCCAGACTGGACAGACATTACCAGGATTCACGTTTTCGGACCCAGTTCAACCGATGGTCTGGCAGGTACAATACAACCCTATTATGTGGATGACATGAGACTTGAACGACCGGAAGTTATGATGCCGGTGGATACATTCGAGCCATTAGGTTTGTATGCTATCGATGCAGGCTCAACCTTTTTGGGAGCAGTACTGAAAGATTATGGGGAACTTGTTGAAATGGTTGGAGAAGCGGCAAAATGGCTATGGAGTTCTCTCAAATATCAGACCTATGGAATGGGCCATAAACAATATCCTGACTACGAACATTCCTCTATAGGTATAGCCGGGTGCCGGTTAACAGCGTATGGTAGCAAGACCTTTGGGATCACTTTTCACTATCCAGCGAAGCCAATCGATTTGACCACCTATAAAGTGGCCGAAGCTTTATGGCCTCCCGAATGGGACTTCCCCAATAAATGGGGAGTTGTGGAATTCGTGGAGATAACAGCCGGAGCCAGCGATAAGTTCGAAATGTGGATAGCATCCCCGGATATCAAAACCGTTCAGGATGTAACCATTAAGATTCATGGAGATGTTGGGGGTGCGCTCAATAGGGATAGTTATTATGAATACACTATTCATGGGCAAGAAATGGCAGCCAAACTTCGTGAGCAAGCCAAGCAGGACAAAGAGACCGAAGAGACAATGGGTTCGATAACACAGATTTTTAATTCTGACGGTGAAAACAGGAAAGAAGATCTTGCCACGTTGTATGGTACACTTACGAATCCCAATCAAGCCGGTGAAGTAAAAGAATTTGTTTCAAATGCCATAAGGTATCTCGGCAAGGATAGGGGCGGATGGCCTTCGTCTGTATTTTCCTGGAAACGAAGCGACATGATTGCGGTCAAACATGATTCGGCGGCGCCGGACTTAACAAGCGTTCGTGGGTGGTCCATAGAAGTCACATCGAATGGCGGAGAAGCAACTATCGTTGTGGATAATTTGGTAATGATAAAAGAAGGAGCATTGAAGGGATCATATCATTATAAGCTTTTAATGGAAGACGATGAAGGGTTTCTATCTTCTTCTTCGGAACCGTCTATAGTCAGGAAAGTTGACAGGAAAGATATTGTTTTAACCAAGATATACACACCATCTGAGCATGATTTGAAGCGTGTCAAGAACAAGAGAATCTACCGGATAGGAGGCATGTCTACGGAATGGAAGCATGTGGCCGATATGGCCCCGGATGCGACCAAACTCGTAGACAAAGTGAGCGATGAAGATACGGGCCTTATAATGCCCCCGGATGCCTACGCCCCACCCAAAGCAAAGGTGATGACCAGTATTGCCAACTGCATGTACTACGGTAATGTGGTAGATAGGTTTGACAATAAGATACCGTATCGTATGTATAAGAGTGAGGCGTTTTGTCCCTTCCGGGTGAGCGATTTTTCTTGCATTGATATACCAGAGAAAAAAGGTAGTGGAATAACGGGGTTGGCCGATTACTACAATCATATCGTTATTTGGACCTCTGATTCTATGTGGACTACGGCCAGGGGATTGTCTACTCCGGTCAAGAGAAGTAGCAAGGGAAACATTGCCAGAAGAAGTATTGTTGTGTCGGACTACGGGATTATATGGTTATCAAGAGATGGTCTTATGATAGGGGATATATCAAGTGTCAATGATAGGTTTTTTGCTCCTATCAATTCTTTATTCGAAGACTATACTGAAACCGAGTTGAGTACTGCCGTAGGTGTTATGATAGATAAATTCTATTATCTTTTCTATAACTTCTCAGATGCGGGCACTGGCGATGCCATAGTCTGCAAGCTTGACGAGGGAACTTTCTCTGAATTAACCGGGCCTTTTGATGTCAGATCGATCTGCAAATGGGATGGTAGCGGAGATTACAACGATGTCTATTACGGTAGGAGTAGTGGAAAGATATATAAGATGTTCGATGGTGAAGATGATGATGGAACGGCAATCTCCACCATACTCCAGACCAAAGATTTTTCTACGCCGGGCATTCAGTATGATAAGTTTATGAGAGCGTTCTATGTGTCCACAGCTAACTTGGGTACGGCAAATGCAACGCTCACCCCCACGATATATGCTGATCAGTCCCACACTGCGACCCTATCCGTTATTACTGCGACCAGTACTAATGTAAAGACTTATGCGGAAAAGAGCTCTCAGGGGGCAGTTGGAACACACCTGGGCGTAAAGGTAGATGGAGTCGGTAGGCATAAAATAACACAAATGCTAATGAAGATTCAACCCGAAGAAGATTCGGAGTATTCACCTTAAAGAACAACTTATAATGGGAGGGGCCATGAGATATTTAATGTGTTTGATTTGTGTATTGTTTTTAAGTGGTTGCATGATGTCTGTTACAACGGATACCGAGGGCATAAAAGAATACAGTATGTCACTGATGCAGTTGCAGGTGGAGAAGGGATGTATATCGGCAGGAAATCAGACCATGATCGGCCTAAGCATTGAAACCATGGCTGAATCTGGAATGCCCAAAATTAAACTGGGGTATGCATCTAACAAGGCAACATTGGTTCCGACTTCTGACGGAGAACTCAAAACACCGGCAGTGGCAATAAAGACCGATATTAAAGATCAAAATATTTCTGATTCTATCGTGACCGGCAGTGCAGTTGAAAAGCAACAGAATAACTAGAAGAGAACAATGAAGAAATTTCCCACTGAAAAAGCTCCGCGAGAGTACGATCAGGATGTCTTTACCAGGGCAATGGAAGACATATATGACAGCATTGGCAAGTCTGAATTAGGCAGTGGTGCCGGGTTGGAATTCTTACACAAAAAGGTCAAGGGATTAGAGGGCAGATTATCTGGTGTAGAGGGCGATAAACGTCAGGATCAGATGGGATCTTCCACGGTTATGCCTGAACCGACCAACGTAGCGGTTGTTCGTCTCCTTCCCGGGATTTTCTTTATATCTTGCGATCAAATCAATAGGTTTAAATATCCTCATGTGCGGGGGTTTCAATTCTTTGGTTCCACTGAACCTGATTTCGAACTTCGCATTGAAAGCGCCAAGGTCACTTATACGGGAACGAACGATACGGTTGCAGCAGGTAATGTTTTTTCCGATACGGCAAGCCTAACAGAAAATACTGATGCTCCCGGTTTCTATACCGATCTTCCTTTTTGGTCGGACATGGATTTACAAACCGATGGAGTAAATGTAACCAACACTACAAAAGACGAATCGGGAAGCATAACTGTTTGGAGCAAGACGGCTCCCTGGCAAATGACCTGTGCGCTTTCCGGCGGGGCGCAATGGGAACTTAACGATGCTTACTCCATGGATGTATGGAGACCCCGGAACTTGGTAGGCCAAGGAGCTTTTTCGTTCGCTCTGGGCGGGACACCTCTATTGTGGTGGTTTAATAATCCCAAGTGGGACGGCAGAACATACTATGTCAAAGTACGGACATTCGGGAAAAACAAGTATAGTAATTTTGTGTGTGCCAGTACAACCGCCGCCGATGAAGAACTGGACGCCCCAACAATAGACGCAGTGCCTTGTCTCTACAGAAATCACATTGCGTTGTCCTATGAGATAACGGGTATGGGGCCATGGGAGACATGGGAAAAAATAAGTAGCTGGAAAATATATCGCAGAACAGACACCACTACACCAACCGAAAGCGATATTATAGCTACAACACAGTTTAAGTTCTATAAGGACTGGGCCTATGATGCCGATTCATCCCCTGACGGACCAGCCTACGATACTCAGTATTATTATTGGGTAAAGGCAGTCAACAAAGAAAATGAGGACGGAGCCCTATCTAATCGTGATGGCGCCAAGCTGGGGCTCCCGGCTACTCCTTCCATATATAATGGTGAAGCAGATGGTGATGGATGGGGCAATCTACAGAACTGGAAAGTTCAGTGGACTTGCGCGGGAGATTGCGAAGGGTTTTGGGTTCAAAAGAAAGTAGTCGGTCAAGGGTACACCCCTCGTGTTTATGTTCCATTCACGGAAGATTATGGTCTCCATTTGGGAGAACATATACAGGAACATACTTTTCCGTTTCTTTATGTGGGCAAAACCTATACCTTTCAGGTTATACCAACAAATAATATGTGGGTTCCGGCACAAGAAGGCACCGCCGATACCCAGAATTATACAATCGAATCCGGCAGTACACCCGATGCACCTGCATAGGAATAGAAAATGGCATTATCGGCTACCAATACAGCATTCGGAAACATAATCAAGTGGGGGGCTCCATCCCAGGATGATGTGGCCTATTTCAAGGTATACCGTAGAACAGATGCGAGCACACCTTTGACTACTGACAAAATAGCTGAAGTCGGTTGGTCAAAAACCCCACATTTCATAGATGTATTCCCCAATCTCAATCAAACTGCCGCATATAATTATTATGTTAAGGCAATTTCCTGGGGTGATAAGTCCAGCGCTGCATCTGCAAAAATATCAGCCTCTCATACTACCGTTACTACCTTTTCTCCAAGTACTGGAGGGTGGGTATCTTGTGCAATTACGGCAGGCGGAACCACTATCACTACCTACACTGCGTCAGGAGATACTTCTATACTAAACCTGGCACTACATGTAACGGCTGCTTCAAGCGTAGATGGATGCACTGTTGCCATATCGGGAGGCGGAACAGAGTTCCTTGCCGCAACCAAGACAACAGCAGTGGCTACTCTCTGGGGGAGTGGCGTGATCACACTCTCTAGTGCTGGTACGATTTCTGTTGCTATGACTGCAACTACATCTGATCAAATAGCGGGTGCCCTTAAAATACATCGTATAATTTTCTGATCATTGGAGGGATACAATGAAACGAATGGTCACCGATACAATCTATCTGGAATTTATTGACGAACTCGATTCACCCAAAGAGATATTTGATATGGTTATGGAATATGCTAGGATTACTGTCAGACCCGAATGGGATTGTTTTGGTGAAGCATTCTCTCCGGCAAGGCACACACTGGTCATATCGGAAGGTTCCACCAATCAGTATATTGATTATGACGAGCATAAAAAATATATAGGTTATGCCAATATTTATATAACCACCGATAATGATATATTTTTTCATCACGGGTATCTGGTAAACTCTCAGCCTGAAGGACTTAAAATAATGGATGCCATGTGCCATGCAGTACAGAGCAGAACCGACGTTGAGTTGAAAGACGTTATCTTGCATAGTGGTGCGAAGTCAGATCTTTGGTGTAGAAAATACGATTTTTTAGTTTCGGATGAAAAGATCTACGTAAAAGCTTTTCCGAAAAAGGAGGATTAGACTATGGGTGGCGGAGGTGCAAGCAGCTCATCAAGACCGGTACTACATGCCGGGCAGGAACAAGTATGGAGATACCATGGAACCGACACGGCTCCCATGGCTAGGGGGCAGGAAACTCCCCTCACAAGGTTGCTAGAACAATCAGCAATGGATGAATCCGAGAAACAAAGGGGTTTGCAAACCCAGGGGATCATAGAAATGGCGGGAAGAACAGGGATGGGCGTTGGTGAAATAGCCTCACTTCAAAGAGGTGCGGGCAGGGTGGCGATGGAACAAGCACTGGTAGGCATAGCCGAGATGAGACGGTTGACTGCTTTTCAGGCAATGAATATGGTGGCAGGTCTGCCTATAAGTCCAAGCATGAAAACCAAGACCCGAAAGGGTTCTCCTTGGAAGAAGGTCGCCCTGGGAGCGGCAGGGGCAGCCATAACGGTTGGCACAGCAGGCGCAGCGGCTCCAGTTGTAGCGGTTGCTGCCGCAGGTGGCGCAGCCGGAGCTTACCCAGAATCAATGTAACGGGCTTGATAATAAGGAGGGTCGAATTATGGGTGGTGGAGGATCGAGAAGTTCATCAAAGCCAACATTGCTTCCAGGTCAGGAACAAGTATGGAGATACCATGGAACTGACACGGCTCCCATGGCTAGGGGGCAGGAAACAGACTTGACCAGGCTTCTGGGACAATCTGCCATGGATCAGGCCGAGAAACAACGAGGATTGCAGACTCAGTCAATACTGGAAATGGCAGGCAGAACGGGGATGGGGGCCGGAGAAAGAGCTTCTCTTCAAAGGAGCACCAATGAAACAGCAATGCAGCAGGCTTTGAAAAATATAGCAGAAATGAAGAGACAAACAACGCTTCAGGCGATGAAGATGATAGCCGGTTTGCCCATCGCGCCGAGTCAGAAAACTAAAGTCAAAAGGGATTCTCCCGGACAAGTTGCGGCCACCGACTTAGCCGGAACAGTTGCAGAGGGCTACATCAACAAAAAATTACCCCTACCGGCGGTGGATACGCCAAAGCTAAAGAGCACAAAATAAACCATTCATACGAGGTGACAAATGGCGAATGAAAATGAATCATCTGAATTGAAAGCCCCGGCTCCGCCTCAAGAATCAAATGATCCCCCTGAGCCTTATCCGAAAGTACCTTTTTGGCAGAGAGCACTGGCAGGAGCTACAGAACCTATACCCTTTGTTAATTTGCTAACATCCGAGCCCCTGGCAAGATCAACCGAAAAAAGGAGGAAAGCAGAAGAACGAGACGTTCAGTCAATGCAATACTTTTTCTCGGTTGCAGATAGCGATCCCAAAAAGGCCAAAGAACTTCTCAAAACATCTATGGTAAAAGATGCTTTCATGAGACAGCGTGGCATGGATGTTGCCGACATAGAAGAAATGGCTGACGTTTTTGGTGCAACCCCTGAAGTATCTATAGCTGACGCAGTGAAATTAATGGGTGAAAAAGATTGGTCAGCACCAGAAGGACAGGAGGGTATCAGTGTCGATGTGGGTGGAGGTCAAGAGATAATAATATCACCCGAAGAAGCAGAAAAACCCCTGCACGAATTAACCGGCATAAAAAACCCTGAGCGACCTACTTCCGTGAATGACCCCAGGATGGCATTGTTCATGACCCCAACCCAACTTAAAGATGCCGGTATTCCCATGGGGAATTTAATTAAAAATATAAAGATGGGCGAAAAAGATGAGCTAGTGGCACCGGGCGGAAAACAAATCAGAGAAAGTAGGGCAGCGAAGGAGAAAGCCGAGTTCATAAAGGGTTATCGAGCCGAACATCCCGGAGCAAGTGATTTTAAGGCACGTTTAGCTCATTCGGGACAAAACAAAAACAACTATACTACTTACATTAAAGGGAATACACTGGTAAAAATAAATAGAGGCACCGGGGAACACGAAGCAATAAATCTCAAAAAATTAAGCAATGAAAAAATTGATGTGAAAATCATCAAGGGAGAATTCGGCGCGACACAAGGCGCAATGTTTTACGACAAAGAAGCCGTTGACGATGAAGGACAACCGATAGTGTATGATTTCATTTCTGGTGACGAGATGAAACGAATGGGCAGGGAACGGTTGGCTAAAAAAAGAGGGGTAACGGTATCGGAAATAGGTGATGACGATCTATACAAAGAAGGCGGCAAAGGGTTAACAGGGTTTTTGAAAGATTTCTGGAATGAGATGTTTGGACGAGAACAGCAGGTCTTCGGGGATGAAGAGATAGAGGCGACCTTGCGTGATCCCAGGAACACAAGAACAGTAGAAGAAATCATAGAAATCATGGAAAAAACAAAAGGCTACAAATATACCGGTAAAAAATATGCCAGATAACAAATCGTCCAAAAGCTTGTTCGATGTTATGGAGGGAACACCCACGGCCAAACAGGGTGCCCCCTCAGAACCAGTTACACAAAAGCATACAGCGGTGGTCAAACAAGAAAGCAAAAAAGTTGCACAAAAGAAGACACCCACAAAAAGTCTTTACGATGTTTTGGAGCATAGACCTGAGCCTACTGTGGAGCCTGGACCCTGGGGGGCATTCGCCAATATTCCCAGACAAATTGCAGCAGGGTCCAAAGAACAGCTCCTAGAGAAAGGGCTACAGTATCAACCGAGCCCCACAGAACTATTGACGGGTCCAGGGACAAAAGAATTCCTTGAGATGACGCCCTTTACCAAATTACTATACCCCGAGGAACGCGAGAAGTTCATGGATCTCCCAGCGATCATTCCAGGTAAGAGTCAGGAGACACCCCTGCCGGAAGACCGTAGCACGGGAGAGAAACCGGGGGGGCTATTTTCTCTTCCCGAACATGTTCTTGGTGTACCATATAAATCACCCATACCGGAAGACAGCACTCCAGAGACAAAGCTTGAGGACGTATTGGGCGAACTTGGCAAAGCAGCAGAATTTTATCTATTCGGCAAAGGTATTAAGGCCGGGGGTATGCTACTGAAGTCGTTCCCTCGTCTTGAAAAGATCCTCAAATATCCTCTCGAAACCTTGGTGCGAAAAAAAAGTACGGTCACCAAGACTTTAGACGATATCATTACAAAAGCATCCAAAGAAAAATTGCCTCCAGAAGGCGAAAAGATTCTCGACTTAGTTAAGCAAACAAAGGATGCCATGGGCAAGGTTCCGGCCAAAATGGAGTTAAAGGGACGTAATATTTCACGTGCTCCCAAAGTCACCAAGGCAGCCGAGAAAGTACCGGGCACTAAATTCACCGAACTGGAAATGAAGAAGATCGTGGAGGACGCGGGAGGAAAATTCGGAGGAGTGATCGAGCGGGAAGAGATACTCAAAAAAAAGGGATGGGAAGATTACGTTAATGTTCATGAACCCATAGACAGATCTACCCTGGAAATACCTTTGAGCAAGTTCTCGAAAAAAGGTGTGGAGGACAAGCTAGCCGAGTACGCCGGAAAAGTAGAGAGTCTCAAAGCCGCAAAGACTTCGCCCAAAACATTGCAGCCCCCCGGTAAAACCCTTGTCACACCCACCAAGAAAGATACCATAATCACCGAAAGCGGGCCACGAAAAGAAGTATCTTATGAACAGGGGATACGTGATTGGGAAAAACAAGGAGGCAAGATAAGACAGGGAGAATACGTCAAGCCACGTCCAGACGCCGAGAGGCCGGAATTATGGACGAACAAAAAGGTCACAGACAGAATGTCAAAGGATATCAGGGAAACTTCTGGTGTTGATTTCACAGTAAGCAAAGGAGGGGGATACAAGGTAACGGAAAAAACGCTGGAATCATATAGGAAAATAAAATCAGAACATGGTGAAAAAGCCGCCGACAAATGGCTCAAAGAGCATTGGGGCAAAAAATCCACCGAGGAACAAGCCCTTGAAGACAGTGGTGAGTATATGGGCTCCATGTTTGGTGGAGCAGAGAAATGGTTCATGAAGAAAGCAGCCAAAAGAGAGGGCGTGGAACCAACAGCAAGCGAAATGCGATTACGAACCAGATGGTGGGGAGTGCGCAAACCATGGGAAGACATGAAGAAGCCCGAAACCGGAAGGAAGATATCCAATATATATTCCATGATGGAAACCGTAGAGGAATACGGCAATAGCGTCATGAAGGATATAAGCAAATTAGGCAGGACGGGTATTCGAGTATTAAAGAAACCTCTTGCGAAAGAGAGCGAGAGATTCACACACAATGATCTCTCGGACATCGTTCTGAATGCGGAGTTGTCCAAGGGTGAATTCGCTAAACTTCCCCAGCAAACCCAAGATAAACTGGGTGGAGCCGTAAAGCGATTGCAAAAGTTTTTTGCAGATAGCCAAAAAGCATATAGAAAACGGGGTGCGAACCCTGATTTCAAAAACAATATGATTGTTCAGTTTGAAGACGACATATTGCGCATGGAAAAAACACAAAAGGATATACTGGACGGCAGTATAACAAGGTTCACCAAAAATGATTTAGCTAAATTGGGAATCCGATTACCGAAGGAAACAAAATACAATCCAAAGAACGTGAAACAAGTCCATGAAATACTAAAAAAAACCATAAAGGAAAATAAAGAGATCATTGATCGACTGGGGAAATTGGAGTATGTGCATATTCCCTATGGCATGTGGTTTGAGCAGGGATTGGTAAACCGGGGTGCCGCAACTAAAGCACTTAGGTTAGCAAACTTAAAAAAGAGAAAAACAATAGCCATTGCCGACCTAGTAGAATCAGGTGCCATAGAAAAGAACAAGATAAATGTCTTTGATGTTATAGCAAGTTACTCCCGCAAAATGGCTAAAGATTTCGCCGTGCTGGACATAAAGAACGCGGGGCGTGCGGAAGGTCTCCTGGTTCCCATGAAAGGACTGAAGAAGGCCAACATACCTGCCGGGTTCTCCAGAATAGATGGAAGGGTGGCGCCTCTTTTTGCGGACTCCTACATACATCCGGCTTTCAAGGATTGGATATACAATTGGAACGCCCAGACTTCTCACCAGAACTGGATAGGCAAGACATTCTCTATGGTAAAGATGTGGCAATTTGCCAAACCATTGTTTCTCCCGTATTACGATACCTTTCAGCATATAGCATTGAGAAGTTACGATAGTCTGAATCCATACGGAGTGGGACGAGACCTCTATCACGCCATAAGGCTGATGGCGACCAAACCCAAAGAGTATTACGATATACTGGGTGAAGGGTTATCTTCTAAGCCCTTTGACCTGCCGTGGAAAACCACTAAAAATCTTATGGAGGCATACTCGGAAACCACCCTGGGTGAAATGTTTCTTGGTATGGCAAAAAGAAACAAATCAATAGTAAAACCAGTATATGAAGTACTCTGGGAAACAGCCTGGATGGGCGATACGCTTATACGCCTAATGAGCAACAGCTATTTGACTCGTGGCAAGAAAATGTCCCTTAGCGAAGCGGCTGACCTCTCATCCTTTTTCCATTCAGCTTATGCAGATGTTCCCAAGACTACCACCAAGCACCTGAACAAGATTCTATTTACCGGAACATTCAAAATTACTATGGCTAAGCTGTATGCTTCTATGGCAAAAAACATGGCTAAGGTTCCATACAAAACCATGACCGGTAGGCACGCAGATCTTACTACCCAGGAAAAGCTGATTGCTCGTGGAGGGTTGACAACCGTGGCGGGAGTTATGGGTGGCATGGATGTGGTAATGACCAAAATGCTGGGTTATGAGAGAGATCAGTTCGCAAGGCGATATTACAAGTCGGTGGATACGGACGAAGGCACCAAGGAAAGTGTTGTGGTGTTTGCCAACCCACTGACCATGATCCCAAAATATGTAATCAAGTTAAATCGATTAGCAAGGACCATGTATTACGGAGATAACAAGCTTATTGGTGCAGTAAATGCGTTTAAATGGGACATTCACCCTATTTACAGGATAGCTTACAATCTAGGAAGAAACATAGACGATAAAAATGATTACATATACACTCCCGGAGACAGCCCGGGGGTATCAACTGCTAAAAGATTGAAATACATATCAAAAGAAATCTGGAGAGTATTTGAGTATATTGACGACAAAGAAGATCAGAAGGAAGCATGGAAACATTTTCAGAAAGATATTGGGTTTGTCCTGTCTTCTATTATGAAACCCGCTACCTTTACTTATTTAAGAGATCCATCATCCAAGCGCAAAAGAACTCAATTATATATGATGCAGCAGGATGTGAGAAAAGTTATGTATAAATTGAAAAGAGACAACAAATATACGCCTGAAGTCGCAAAACGTCTCATGGATGAATTCAAAAAGAAAGCCAGTGTGTTACATAGAGAAATTGAAAAAGCGGACAAAGAACATGACGACCGGGTACACAAGAAAGATTTAGAGCAATTCAAAAAAGAACAATCAGCAAATAAAAAACCGGCAACCAAATTGTTAAAACCACCAAATCAATAGGTCATAATCCATGTACTCAGACCGGCTATTGACTCCGCACATCAAGCTACATGAAATATATTGTACCGGGAAGCATTGCCCGTTTCATGACCGGTATAATATAGAAACAATAATCAGCAGGATGATGCCGATATTGTGGGCACTAGAGACGATCAGGGCGGGTTTAAACGGGAGACACGAAACGGATTCAATCAGGATCATCCTTTCCCGCGGTTGGAGCTGCGCTGACAGGCACGAACAGATTTACAAAGATCTGGGATTGCCTGTAAACTGGGATTCTTGTCATATGTTCCGCCCGGGCAGGAACTATCCCTGTGCTACTGATTTTGAGGCAGTAGATGTCAAGGAAGCAATCCCCCAAAAAACACTACACGAAGAGATCTATTATGATCTCAGGGATTCATGGCCCGCCGGGTTTCACCGATATGACTGGGGATTCCACCTTGACACAGCAGACGGCGGCAAAAGACGATGGTAACACATAAGAGATGATATTTGCGTCATTCTCCTTTGTCAGTGAATTTATACTCACTTTCCGCTCTCGACAATAAAAGCATGCAAAGCACAACAGCTACCGCAAAAATAACCAATATTGGTTTCAGCATAAAACTCCCCGTTATGAAATACACAAAAGCCACGGACCACATTGCACAAACCGTGAATGCGGCACTCCATTTATGCGGGATGTCTCTGTGCAAACCCAATGCTCTCATCATATCTCTACACACCAGGATTACCATAGGAACTGCCACCACTGCCACTGCGATCACCGATACCAGCCACACAAGTTCATCGCTTATGCCACGATCCAACGCATAGATTATTCTTTCCAATTTTCCTTCTATCATGATTTGATACCTCCTTTCGTGAAGTTTGTTTCACGACGATGGTAACCGTCAATCAAACTCTTCTCTCACCCCTTTTAGATACTCCGCCGCTCTCTTCCTGGCACGTCTCAACCTGTTGCGCACCGCACTATTTGAAATGTTAAGTGCGGCGCTGATCTCCTCGTTGTTCATGTCTAATCTATGTCTCATAAAGAAAATCCGACCCTGATTCGGGGTCATCAACAGAATAGCCCTGTCCAATAAATCACATGCCTCCCCGTATCGGCTCATCCTATCTTGAGACCACACCCTGCCAAATGCAATCTGTTCCCAATAGACTCTTGCCTGTACATTAAGATGCTTATTCCTGGTCTTGATCTTTTTCTTATAATTTAAACCTACGCCCCTAGCTATTGTATTCAACCAAGCAGAAAATTTGCCAAGTTCCGCCTTGTATCGATCGGTGAGTGACATCATCCTGATAAAAACTTCCTGAGACAAATCTTCCGACTGTTGTTTCTCTTTGGTAAATTCATACAAAAGATTAATTATTTTTCTTTGATAGCGTTCATAGAGCACACGGAATGCATCTTTATCACCTTTGCAAAACCGGGCCATCAATACTTCGTCGGTTTCTTGGTTCTCATTTGTTTTCACGGCATATACCAATAACAATGTTATTTGTCTTTTTCTGATGAAAAAGCAGCATGTCTGCGGACTTTGGCCCAACCGTGGGCAAACAAACCTTGTATGATTTTTCGTTAATTACAAAATCCCCCAAACCCTCAAGTCCATGGGTTTCATAGAAATAATATTCTACGGTCCACAACCCCTCCACGTCAAATGAATCAGTCATTCCATACTTTTGCCCATTAAAAAGCAAGTCGTGTTTTTCACCATCCACCAACGACAAGCGTATCACTGCCTTTATTGAACCACCATCGATTTGTTTTTTGCCTATTGGGGGTTCAACTGACTTCAGACTGCCATCGGAGAACCTTCTTTTGGTCTCAGCGTAGTTCGGGAATCCCTTTATGTTTTTTGTGGAGTTTAAGATTTTCGTTACCGTGTAATAGTTGAGACATTCAGCTTTCAATTCCTCAGACATTTGCTGGAAAATAAGTCTGTTCATTTTCATTGGAGTTGACACGTTTATCGGAGTAATATGATTTACCGCGGCAACGTCGGGAGCATGAACGACTTCCCTTGTTTTTGTTCGTTTCTTCGCACGTTTTCTACTCAATGCATGGCCTCCTCTATTCGGTTTCACTGATAACAACCGTCATTTCATCGGTTAAAAAGGGGGATCGTTTGATTCTTCGCTTTTAGGTTTGCTCCTACTTCCATGATCTGCCGCCTCATAAATCGTATATTGAGGCGCGTTGGGATTTCTTGAGGGACCGTTTTTGAAAATGTATATCTTCAGATCGTCATTTATCCTCCCCGATAGATACGTTTTGCCATTCTTATCCTCATTTTTCCACAGTGCTCCAATCGTAACTAATGCCATAATTCATACTCCTTTCTTAGAAAAAGTCTTCGTCTGATGTGTTGCTATCATTTTTCTTGCTAACCATAGATGGTTCCAGTCCTTCAACGCCAAAAGCATCCTTAACGTCTTCTACTGTCACCCCTTTCTTCTCGTCTTTTGGCCCGGTGTCCCCACTCTGTTGGTTGTCGGGTGTTGTTTCCTCACTTTCATTTTTATCCTCCGGTTTTGTTTGTTGATCGCCCTGTGTTTCGGAAAGAAGAGCGTCAAGGTAAAGTGCAAAATATGCCCGTGCCTCTTCAGCATCAATCAGCTCGGGCACCTTAATTACTTTCTCAACCAGCCCCTCCACAGCATTCAATAATTTATCCTGCACGCTCGCGTTGCTTGCCGTAAAATAGTCGATCAATTCCTTATGGTAGCATGGTTCACTGAAAAATGTCAATATGTTTTTGTTAAAATTCGTCAGAAAATTATTCACACTGCCTTCTGTCATGTCTTCGAATTCATCTTCTTTCTTAAGCATAAAAGAATAGTCCGCGAAATAGCTTTTGATCGGAGAGCTATGCCCCCACAGCCCCAGCGAAGACAGTGCGCTCACAATGTTGTCGAACTGGTCCTTGGAAGCATCCCCCTGGTGTCGCACTTGACACTTCGGAGCGGGCTTTTTGGCAGTTTCCGGCAGTGCTTTTTTGGTTTGCTCAGGTAAGGCTTGTGGTTTTTCACGAGCTATACTCCTAAGCTCTTCGGGCGGATACATCCCGGCCACGCAATCCGGCGCGATAACCCTCAGCCCTTTTGTCACGGCCCTCCACCTGTACATTTCCAGGGGATAATTACCCCATACAGGCCTCCGCATCAGGCCTTTTTTGTCCCCTTTCAAATGCACATCCAATAACCCAGCTCGGCGAGCATCCTCCTCGTCAAAACTTGCAACGTATTTTCTGTCTCCACGCTTAAACTCAACCTTACATCCCTTAACGCTTTCCTCAAGGATCTCGTATGTCACTCCTTTCATCATACCCAATGCCAGCATCGCCTGGGCCGAAACACTGAACTTCCCCTCTATGATGGTTATGTTTTGCAGGGAATACATTTCGGTAAGAGATAGTTCTTTGCCATAATTTATGATTGCCCAAATAGCAGCGGGTGATTCCACGGATGTGAACAAACCACTCTCAAAATACAACACGGCTCTTTTTTGGCTCAATGTAAATTCGGAAACATCATTGACAATATCCATTGTTATAGTCTCCTTTGTCTGATATGTTTTTTTGGGTTTAGTCCACGAACACTAACCGTGCTACGCGACATTTGCCATAGTCGGGCTCCATCTTTTTGGCAAATTTCTTAGCTCTTTCAAGATCTGCATTTCTAACATATTGTTCAAAAACCATAGGCCCCTCATCATCGTAATACGGTTTATTGTTTTCGGTAACAACAACATAAATTTCACCCATAAGTCCTCCCTGTTTATTTCTTGTTTACTTTTTTCTTCAGTTCATATATTTTCCGACACAAAAGAAACAATTCATCATGGACTTCGGTTAGGGCCGGACTGATCCCCAGACATTCAAACCCCTCTTTGTCGTCCCTTCCTATCCTGAGTATCCTCACATCCTCAACTTCCATGCCATTCTCACGAGCGAGCCTTCTGTAACCTCCGGCAACCTGCGTGAAATGTTCCGGGTATATGGCCTTGGAGGTTTTAATGTCAAGCAGTGTTTTTTTGCCATGCAAGATTCCGTACAAATCCAGTCTGCCTCCGTATTGGTGCTGTTCTGAAACCAGATCAAGTTCGATTTCAAGTGGTTCAAAATGGTTTTCATCCTGCCAATCGAAAAACTTCTTCAAACACACTTTGGCAAGCTCAATCTGGTCTCCGGTATATGTTCCCAGGTCCGGCTTGGTTCCCCTGTAATAGCACTCGACCAAGTAATGGCCGCATTTGCCTATCTGGGCGAGAGAATCCACAAAATCTCTGATTGCAATACCCTGAAGTCCAATCGTATTGGCCCAGTACGGTAAGGCGGGTTTATCCAGTACACCCGTAATGGTGGTTGTGCCCGGAACTCTTTGCCCGGCTGCGTTATAATATGACTGGTGCGCCTGGCTAGCATTTTTAATCTTCCCCAAATGTCCTCTGTACGATTTCATGTTACTACCTCCTTTGTTATTATTGGTGAAAAATCAGTTGTTTCAACAAATATCCGTTTTGTTTACCCCCATAATAACCATCCTGCCTTACGAGGTTGCCCCAGGATCGACGATCTATGCAAGGGCAATGTTTACTATGGGTAAGTTTCAAAAAACAACCTCCTTGAGGAAAGACCCATCTTTTTCGGTTGGAATAACTTTTCTGAAAACACCGGTTCTTCTGGTGAAGCTTACCATGATCGAAGACGTTGTGCTTTCGATAATGCCATCCGATTTCACCATCCGGTACGTCAAAAATACGGCATCGGAATAACAAGCAATTAATCCACTATCTCTCAGCAACCCATAATCCAGATCGTTTTCACTCTCTACTTTTGCCTTTTGGAAATGCCATAGAAAAAATATGATCAACTCTTCTTCCACTGCCAGTGTTTTTAATCTACTAACAAGATCGCCTATAGCCAGTGATGGATTTCTTTGTGCGTTCAGATGAGCCATAAACATTCCATGATCGAGCATCACGCATCTGATGTGCATCTCCCTCTTAGCCCTTAAGATGGTCTTAACAACCCAGTCAACTTCATAGGCCACCATCTTTTCAGGCATGTAAAACAACATATCTTTGCTTCTGTTGGGAAAAGAATCTAAAAAATATCTATTAATCTCTTCCCATTCAAAAACCAGTGGCGGGATTCCAGTCTTGCATAGATTAGATATAATGGTTTTCATGAACAAGCTCTTGCCGGACTTGGTTGCTCCGCTAACAACCACCAGTTCTCCGGCCACCAGACCATCGGTACACTCGTCCAATGATTCAAAACCGGTGCGTATTTTATATTCTTTGTACCCTCTTCTCAGTTCTTCCGCTTCAAGCAGTTCAACCTTATCCAGATTTGTAACTACTTTTGTTGATAATTCCGCAGATTCCATAAAGTCTCCCTGGCTCTTTCGCTAATTGCTTTCAACGTCTCGCTCAAGCTTCTTTCTCCATTCCATTTCCAGGATTTTTCGTTCATCTGGAGTGGATTTTTTCCAGTTTGCCCATTTTTCCTTGAATTCTGGAGAAGCAGAACTATCACTCTCGGTGGTCGTATTCGTTTGGATCTTATTTTTGCCTGGAAATGCCGAATAATTACTGAATGGATCATTTTCGGTATGAAATTTTTCCAGTCCCCTAACCAGAAAATCGCCCAGTCCCCATCTATAATTGAAGAAATGTTCATTAGAGTCAAGAACTTTTTTGTAATTGTCGATTGCTTCCGTAATCTCATCGACCGGATATACTTTCAGTGCAGCTCTGATTTTTGACTCAACCTTTTCTATGGTCCGATGCTTGATTATACCCGCCTTCTGCCAATAGTCAAAAACCCTGGAAATATCAGGATTCCAGGGGATTACGTCATGATCCAGCTCAGTGGTTATCTTGACGACGCCTAGAGACAAAACCCTATTCAGTTCATCGCTAGCGGCTCTTGAATCAGCCAATATTTTCTTTATCTTATTTTGGTTTTTCATTATGAACCTCTTCTCATCATTGGACAAGGCCAGGCTTCATGAAATACATTGAGACAGACCCCCTCTTTGCCTGATTCCTCAGTCGAAGTATAACGAATTGTCTGCCCGCACGCGTATCCCCTCACTATTGGAGTTACCTGATTGTTTTCGGGTCCGTCGGTCCAGTCAACAATCACGGAATGCCATCTGTTACGTTCAATCGAGAACTCAACCCCAGGGAACTCGCTGTTTAGTTCGGCCTTGAGCGCTAACGCGGTATAGGGGGAAATCTTCAACCGCAAGAAACCCCACACAAAAACAACAATGCACAACCAAATTACAATTCCCGATATCACGCCTGATCTCACTTCGCTCAATTTTTTCACTTTCCCAGAAATCATACCACAAATGGCCGTGGCATAACTTCTTATCACGCAAGCCAGGCGCCTCAAGGCAAGCTCTTCTTCCATTTTGGATGCCCTCCGTCATTTGTTATAGTTCGGTCTTAAGTGCTACCGGAGGAGGCTCAACAAATATGCCCCTCCCCAAGAAACAATCCAGAACACAAAAAACCCAGGTCCGTCTCTCCATCTTATTGCCTTTACTTTCCCAGAAATCATACCACAAATGGCCGTGGCATAACTCCTCATCACGTAAGTCAGCCGCCGTAAAACAAGGTCCTCTTTCATGTTGTATGCCCTCGCACATTCATGGGGTTACCTCTTTCCCAGTTCTTCTTTTAATGCTGTTAACTTCCTTTGGGTTTCGGCGTTCGCGGAAGCATCCTCCAGTACTTCAATCTCTTTCCCCAGCCTGTCTCCGCCTTCAAAGGTGTCGGCCATTTCCTTCGCCGCATCAGCCCCAAATGCCGATCTCTGCGCCTTAACCATCATCCGCTTCATAAGATCATCGCCACTGCTTTTCTTTTGTATTCTCGCCTTTGCCTCGTAAAGTTCCTTCTTTACATCCGAGGTCTTACTCTGTGCTACAATAAAATGCTTGTTACGCTTAAACATAGCAAGTCCATCCTCTAACTCAAAGATATCCTGTTTCAGGGCATCGACGCTTGAACGCTGGGACTGCCAGTTAACCTCAAGGGTCTGAGCATTTTTTTCGTGTTCGGCAGCTCTCGCAAGAGATCTAAACGCAAGGTCTTCATCGCCTGCATCAAGAGCGGTTTTAGCCTTTTTATCCCAAGTTATCTTATCTGACTTTTCTCTGTCAAGAAGGGCCTTGGTCTGTCTTTCGGTTGTTATGCACGACTGTACGGACTGCTTGACACTTTTAATCTGTTTCTCTTTATCTCGAATGGCTTGTTCCAACATCAACTCTGGCCTTTCAAGTACATCAATCACACTGTTGACCTTTGCTTCACCTATTTCAAACAACCGTGAAAAAATACCCATCGTTACCTCCTTTTACTGGTTTTAACAAGTTATGCCCATAAATCTGTTTCTTTTTCTTCTTCTTATTCTTCTCTAATATCATCGATATAACCCTCCACCGCTATCCCCACACTAGTTCCAATTGCCACTATCAAACCGCATACAGCCCCGTCACCGTCCGCGATCACGCCAGTCAGTCGCCCAATAAAAATAATCAATACACCAAATGCCCCAAGTACCAACGAAACACGGCCAAAAAACATTGTTGAAAAAAGTTTTTTTACCAGGCTTGATCTTGCATAACTCCTCATCACATAAGTCAGCCGCCGTAAAACAATGGCCCCTTTCATTTTGTATGCCCTCCTTTCTTCAGTGATTAGCAAAACAACCATCTCACCAAAAATACCCCCAGTATCACAATAACCACCCAAGCTACAAACGCTGCAACCCTTTTTGTCCCTGATTTCATTGTGAACCCCCTTTTGTTTCAATCTTTACTTATTTTATGTGTCGTTTTGGTATCAAACTTGCCGAGCCTCCATGAAGTAACGCTCAGGATCTTCTTTGATTCTCCACCGCATTTCAGGCATGGAGGCGGTCCGTCATTGCAATTCCACACGGCATCCCACCTGGTCCCACAATTCAGACATTCAAAATCGTTATAAGAATACACGTTTTCCACCTCCCTCCACCAAAACTTCATTCTGTTTGACTCCGGGACATAACCCGGAAAACCATTATTTTATTGTCGGATGTAAACTTCACGTTAACCCTGTAATTGTCTCCGTCTGCGATAATTTGCTCGAACTCATCCTTCAGTAACTTATTGATCACGTTCCTATCCTTCTCATTCCTGCAAACGGCCAGATCCAATACGTTTTTTTTGTCATTTTTCTTATGTGCGGAGGTTTTGTAAACACCCAAATAATCACATGCCCTCACAAAGTTCATCTTCTTGTATCTCATTATAAAATCTATGCTATCTCCCCCCTCCTGGCATACAAAACACCACCAACGATTTTTCTGGGGATATACCGCCATGGAAGGGTTCGTGTCATCATGAAACGGGCAGAGTGCCTTCAGGCAATTCCCATGGTCCATCAACTCAATGGATTCTGAAACCATTATATCATAAATGTTTTCTTTGTCAACACATTTATTTTTTTTTCGGTTGTCCAAACCAGTCCCCTATTATCGAACAGTCTCTTTGATTTTCGCCCACCGTAAAAGTCCTGCATCCCTTCAACCATGATTGAATCGATGTGGCATATTTGCCCAACATTTCTTCGGTCATTGATTTTCGTGTCACTGAGTTTTTCATTTCAAGAAAATCCCCGATAGGGATATAATACACCGTTTTTTTCTTTCGAGGAACATAAAACATTATGACAACGTATGCGGGAGTATTCTTAACCAGAAAACAGTCGAACGGTTTCGGCAGGGTGAATCGTATTTTCTTTCCCTTTTGCTTGTTGTTTTCGTTTTCCTTCGGGGCATCTTCTTCCATTTCAGAAACGGGCTGATCGGGGATCTTGTAATACAAGCCCTCCATAGTAGTTGCGGCCAGCAGGGCCTTTTCCTGATGCGGTTTTACGGAAGAGAACGGCAGAGAAACACCCTTGCAAAGCTTCAGTTCAAACACGCCATGTATCTTGTTGTTTTTCTTGAACTCACTCTGAAAATTCTTTTCTTTCATCTATTGTTCCCTCCAAAAGAATCAATGTTTTGTTCTGTGTCATCTCAACCATTTGTCTGCTGAGTTCGTTTTGGCGTTCAAGCATGTTTTTTACTCTGTGAAGATCACGGTTTAAACAGCAAATGACAACGAATGAGAAAATCAACAAAACCAAAAGAATCAAAGATCCGGGTTTCATGTTGTACCTCATAAAAAACCAGAACTAAAAAAAAGACAAAAACACACATAGACACAAGATAAAAATCACAAAAAGCTTGTTTGCCTGCTTCTTTTGCGTGTCATCAAGTATTTCCGTAATAGACTCATTCATGAATAGCGTAATCTCTTCTGCTATAGAATAAAGCGCACCGAATACCCACAAAAAAACTACTATCCATAATAACAACACGCATACGAACTGGTATCCCCGTAAAGACATGCATTCTTTAAAACATATATATAGGGTCTCCATTGTCGCGGCTCCTTCGGAATCTTTATTGAATGCGGTTAATGTATGATTTCAAAGAAACAAATATTGCTTGTGTCGAAAAAGCCATATGTTTTTCGATAAGTTGGTAATATTCAATCAGTGATGTAGCATAATCTCGTAGCGCGAGAAGTTGTGTGTTTCCGTAACCATAAACGCAAAATTCATCATCGTTTGCCATATGATCTTCATTGTCGTCTTGTTCTATTGTTATCTCTAGGGGACGAATCATCTTCCACCCAGGCGCAATCTTCCCGAATAATTCAAACTGGGTTTTAAAATTATTCATAGCCACCCCCTTTAAAATCCGGTAGCGGTTCAAATGCTTGAAACCCAGCAGCGCACTTTGCGCATTGATATTTCCATAAGCCTCCTAAATATGGATAATAATATCGTCCGGTAGCCACTTTTCCGCAGTCACATTTTTTAATATCTTGTTCCATTTTTCCCTCATATTATAAAGTTTAAAACGGGGTCGGTTCTTACCCTGCGACCCCGATAAGCCAGGGAAAAAGAGAGAAAGTTCCTGGACTTGGCCCTCCAGGTAGGCTATCTTTTTAACTTCCCCTTAATTTGCTTTGCTCAATGTCTTTCACTATCGCATCGCGCAGGGCTAAAGCGTTTTCATAGGCTGTTTTTAATGCACTTACTGCTTTACCGTGAAGAGAGTTGTCGGAAGAGCATATTTTACCATCGAGGGGGCACTCACTACAGAGATCTTCAAATATATTACAGTAGCCACAGGGGGCTTTTGCCCTTATCAGTAAGTCGAAGGTAGATTCCTTTATATTACTCCACCTTTTCTTTGACTCATTTTTCTTTGCCATGATCTCTTTTTCATTCATGATTGCAATCTCCCCCTTTATTTAGAGTCGTTAGTTTTTTTGATATCTCTTTTAATGGCAAGATTGAAACTTTCCACGTCATGTTCGAGCTCTCTAATTCTATATGCAATATTGCCATAGAGTGAATCCGTCATGCCCTTGCGCGGTCCACACACATTCCCGCTCAATGGACAATCGGCACAAGTGGTGCTCAATTCACAGTAACCGCAGCGGCTATATAATTGGCGTTTTAATGCTTGGGTTTTCCTCAATATGCTTTTCCATTTTGTTTCTGCTTTCTTTTTCTTTTTCAAGATGTATTCTTTTCCCACGGGTCGCCCCTCCCTTTTTATAAAGTTATCGTTCAAGATACGTGGGATCTTGATCTATGTGCAATATATTGCCTTTTGAATCAAATGAAGTATCTCGGATGTTTTTTTTGACATAGTCATCAATAGTTTTACACCCCGGCTGCCCGTATACGTGGCTGCCCTCGTTTCCCCTGTATTTCATCGAAAACGAATCACAGAGGATTTGCCCTATCCTGGTTTTGGTTTTATGGCTATGAATTCTCCGGCTTGCAACATAAGTTACCACACCATTAGGGAGAACGCCACCGAGGTGGTTCTTGCGTTCGTATTTATCGGTTATTTTTTTTACTTCTTTTTTGGTAGGTCCATCAATCCACCTTACGTGAATGGCACACCCCCAGGGAGCTTCATGTTTTTTTGATCTCAAAATAAATTTGATCCCCGGAAACGCCTCCCCTAACTCTTTAATAAGGTTTTCTACTGCCAGGGCTAAGTTGTCCAAGGGCTTCTCTTCTTTGAGGGTTTCCCTTGTATGCTCAATGTCTTTTTCGATTCCGTCTTTTAATTCAGAGCATTCCTCCTGTAAGGCCTCCATTAATTCCCATATCTTAGTATAAGTAGAGGGGGTTTCTTTCTTCATACTGCAAAGCTTTGGATATAAAGGGCAGTCAGAACAGCGGCAATCAGGATGATAATTAGCAGCACTTTTTCTGTATAAGTTGCAATACCCGCATTTTTCACCCATTTTATTACCGAGACGCTCAAGCTCAAGTAACCTCTTGTCCCAATTCTCCGCTGATTCAATCTTCTGTTTTAAAATCTCGTTTTTATTCATGGTTCTCCTCTTTTTAAATATTATTCGATCTACCTTAATATCTTCATAGCCTAATATTGTATCCATGGCTTTTCCTCCCTTTTTCCAAGATGCAACAGTCCATAAGTGATAATTATTTTCTCGAAGGCCCATTCTATATCCTGGGCCTTCATATGAACTCACAAAAGCATCATTGCTAAAGTGGTGCTTTTTGTAATTAAACTTTCTTGCAATAAAAAAAGGAAAACATTTTAATTTTATTGTATCCACCCGTGGAGCATTTTCTTTTGTTAATGTTTCCATGGTCGTTCTCCTTTTTTTGTTTATTAGATAGTTGCGGAGATATCGTCTTTTATATCTTTCTGGATTATTTTCGTAAAACCTTCTAACTTTTTAATCGTATTCAGAGCTTGAGTGAAAACGGAATTGTCTTCCACTTTCGCGCTACAAGATCTACTTTTATATAGTGGGCAATGACAACAGGGATGTTTTTTAGTTAAAGATTCTTTTTTATATGCCATACAATAACCGCAGCAAGTAGCGATGTCTTTCTCAATAAGACGTAGTTTTCTTGCAATACCATCCCATTTCACTTTTGTTCCTTGTTTCATTCTTAAGATCTCTTTTTTGTCCATCTTTTCCCTCCCTTTCAGTTAGTCTTAAAAGATTTTTTCGCAAGTTCTCTGTAAACGTGAACAGATAGACGGTCGCAGTCTGATGGGCCGTAAAGATATCTGGTGGCGTTCCCTTCGTATTCTATCTTCTGTTTACGGCAAAGTTCTCTGCCTTGCTTCTCCATTGTCTCAGCGCTGTAATGCCGTTGTATTTGCACATACATGGCGCCGCCTCTCTCGGCACTCTCGGCACTGTCCGGCTTGTACGTATAAGAATCGGTCATTCCGTCAAAATTCCCATGTTTGTACTTAGCCGTTATTCTCTCCACTTCCGTTCTTGTGGGTCCGTCGGTCCAGTCTACCTCAATAGCGTTCCCGCCTGCAAACGACTCTGAACATACAGAAAACTTAATGCCCGGAAACGCAGCCTTCAACTCTTTCCTGATGTTCTTTGCTCCTAGCGCCTGTTCACTCAGTTCTCTTTTCATTTCACACCTTCCTTTTATTTGGTTGGGTTCTCGATTGCTTTTTCTATTTTTTGCCATAATTGTTTTGTTAATCGTTCCATTTTTGCGCGTGCATTTCGGACTTGCGTAAAAAGTGAATTATCTTCATAGTATACGCTACACGCTCCATTTTTATGCAGAGGGCAATTATCGCAAGCTTTTCCCTTTTCGCCATGAGCTGCCAGGTATAGAAAACAAAAGCCACTTCTTCTCTCGATCATGGCCTCAAATTCTCTCACTCTCATTGTATTCTCCTTTTTTTGCCTTTATAAATGTCAAGGTTTGACCTGGATTTATCTATCATACTCTATAACATGAATGATGTCAAATATGCAAGAATCTACAGCTCGCATAATAAGCCCAGAATGATAATCAGGAAGATTATTGCAAGCTAAAAGTTTTTTGATATGGGTTTCTGCCTGTTTCCTCGGTTCTCCTTCTTGATAAAGTCGCACGCTCACTCTAATATTTTCAAGCACCTTAAGAAATGCATCGGCTTTCACATTCCAATCATTGTCTCTTTCCATGATACGTTCTCCTTTTTTTTGGTTTGTTTTTTTTGCTTTCAGAAACCTATTCTTTCAGCTATAGCCATTAAGGTAATAACAATTGCCGTTATACCGATTGCCGTAAGCGCTGTGAGCCAAATTTCCTTGTAACTCATGTTTATCCCCCTTATTTGGTTTACATCAAGTTTGTATTGGCATTATCAGGGCCAGCTTGCAATAATTTCCCGGTTCTGTTATTAGAACGGAAGAGGCGGAATCCAAGAAAGCCAATTCAACCATCGTTCCGTCGATTGTCGCCAAAACATCGAGCAGATATTTATAATTAAGGTTTATGCTGATGTCTTCACTTATGGGGTTTAGCGTGGCAATATCAAGGGGTGTGTTCGTTCCGGTAATTGTAATCTTGTCTTTTGTTATTTCCAGGCCAAGAATATAATTCTTTTTAGAGAAGGGACAAGAAAGAATTGCTTCTTTTAAAGTGGCTGCATTAACCTCAATTCTTATGTCATTGTTTTTGGGAATTATTTTCTTATAATCAGGGAAAATATCCCCTTGAATTCTTATTGACATAATTTCAGTATCGCTTTTAATTACTAGTGTTTCATCGCTAGCACCCATCATTACCAGGTTTTGAGGGCATTTTTTAAGTAGTTTATACAGTGCGTCTGTGCTTTTTTTGGAGATAAGAATAGAAGAAAATGAATCTATTTTATCTTCTAGCCTCATGAAGGACAGGCGGTGCCCGTCTGTTGCTACCATACTCATTCCTTGGTTTTGACTTTCCAGGTAAACGCACATTACATCTGCTCGATCTTCATCAGTGGACACCGCATAAGATGTGTTTTTTATCATTTCGGCCAGGTTTTTGGCATTAATGGAACTAAAAGGGAGGGCGCCTTCGGCTGGAGCAACAGGAAGCGGGTCATGTGCGTCAAGTGTTGTGTTTAAAGTTCCCTTGCGAAACCCTATTTCATTGTTTCTCTCTGTGAAAATAGTAATTGTTTCTTTTGTCGCCTGTTTGGTCAAAACCTTAAGTGCTTCTCTGTCTACAACACAAGAACCATGAGTAGCCACAACAGCCTTACATTGCATATCAAGGTAAACGTCCAGGTTTGTAGCGGAGAAGGTCACAGAGTCAACACCTGTTGTGATTGATACGTGTGAAGTGAGGGCAAGGTTCCTGTCTTTTTTAACACAGTCTTGAATTTTCTTTAGCGCGTCTTTCAGTGTTTTTTGCTCAATAGTTATATGCATGTTTTCTCCCTTTTTCATAAAGTTATTGCTATTAGTTGGTGTTAAAAGATGTTTTGCTAAGCTCTTCCCAAACATGAGTCCTTAAAAGTCTTGGGTCTTGTGATCCCCATAAATGCCTTGTTTCTTCGCCGTCATACTCTACGCCGTTTTCTTTGCAAAGTTTTCTACCAAGTGCTTCTTCGGTTTCAGCTTTATATTTTCGATGAGTAAAGACATATTTTGCTCCTCCGTTTTTGTCGGTAAATTCTCTGTCTGTATCGTATGTGTATAGATCTATCATCCCGTCGAAAGATCCCTGCTCATACTTGTTGGTTATCTTCTCTACTGCTTCTTCGGTTGGCCCTTCGATCCAATCTATATGGATGCTGCAACCTCCAGCATACCCTTTTGAGCGCACAGAAAACTTAATGGCGGGAAACGCAGCCTTCAATTCTTTCCTTATATTCTTTGCTCCTAACGTGTAATCTCTCATCTGTCTTTTCATGTTTCACCTCTCTTTTTTTGGTTTACATTAGATGGTTGCAGCGATATCGTCTTTTATATCTTCTAGCAAGCCCGCAGTAAGCCGCTCCATTTTATCAAGTGCAATTAAGATCTGTGTATAGAGTGAGTTATCATCTTCTTCAGGGCTACAGGCTTCACATTGATATAAAGGGCAATCGTGGCACTCGTGTTTTCTGCTTATCGTGCAATCTTGATATATTCTACAGTAACCTTCTTTGTCGATAATATTACTTTCCAGGGCGTGGATGCCCTTCAATACATCGTTCCACTTTTCTTGTGATTGCAGTTTGTTTTTTAAGATTTCCTCTTTATTCATTTTTTTCTCCCTTTCTTGAATTAAGTTATCATATTGTCTTTGTCCAGATAAAAGTTGCTCCTCCCCTTTCATCACCAAAGGCGATAGCTTCAGGACTATAATCATAAACTTCAGTCTTATCATTCCAAACACCTAGGGCATATTTAGCTACTACTTTGTCAACTGCTTTGAGGGATGGACCTGGCATCCAATATACACCGATGAATGATTTTTGGCTATCTAAGATGGTGGGAATAACCGTAAAGTCACATCCTGGGAAAGCCTTCTTCAGGTCCTGAGTAATATTTTGGGTTCCTAACTCTAATCTTGTCATTTTCTTTCTCCCTTTTATTAGTTTTTTTACTTCTCAACGATACATAATCAGATTATACCAAATAAGATTATTCTTGTCAAGTAAAAAACTTCAATGCCCGGTACGCAAAACGAAATAAAAAGCTTTTTTCTCCTTGACAAAATCCCCCCAGTCAGGTACTATAATAAAAGATATTAATATAAAGATCTTTATACAAGAATAATAAAAGTCTTTAATGAAAGAATAATAAAGAAACCTTAATAAAAGATCTTCATCTTTTTATCAAGTCTTTACATGTTTTTAGTACTTTTCATTCTCCTACAGGCTTCTTTTGTCTTTAAAAAACTACTAAGTAAAGACTTGTTAAGAAACCCTTACAGAATAGATTATTAAAAGATCTTATCAAAAGATTTTATTAAAAAGAAGTTATATAAAAACCAGTAAAGAGAAAATAAAGGAATAAGAAGGGATTAAAAGAAGATAATAGAAAGTGTTTAGTTAAAGAAAATAAGAAGCTATTAAAGAGAAAGCAAGAAGAAGTTAAAGAAACTAAGACTTGAATGTTTTTTTGTAAGGTAGTTAAAGAGAAGTAAGAAGTTAAGAAGGAAATTAAGAAAACATCAGTATTGAAAACTAATAGGAGGGTTTTGGGAAAATGTATAGTCCCTACGTTTTAACCCATAAAGGGAACAATCTTCAACAATATCAAACACTTACAGTACTTTATGGAGGTAACTATTATCATGACTAACCCAACAAAAACCCTTAAATCCAATTTAACAGCCCTTATTTGCCCTCTAACAGACGCAAGCACAAAACTGATACATTCGTATGCCTTGCCCTCTGATCGTCGATGCTATAAGCCACCTTAGCGTTTTTACAATATGCTGAGACACTCGGAACCTCTCAATATTCCATTGTTCCCAAAAGACTGATAATGTTAGGGTTTCTCAGTTGGTACTCAGTAACAAGCACTAAGTCCCCTGCATTAAGTACTCAATACTCGGTGTTCATACTTGACACCCGGTAGTTGATGCTGGGTATCTAATACCAAATATGTAGGCATTGGTACTTGATGGCTATGACTGAGGGCTAGATATTCCACGCTAAATATCTTGCACTCAGTACTTAGACATTAAGTATCTATGGCTAGACCTTGGTCAAGTGTACTCAATAGGGACAATAGGGGTATACCCTTGTCTTTTGTTAGTATTGTAGTTTATGAGTGTTGTTTGTTATGTGAAAAGACTAAACCTTGTGAGTCTTTTGTCAGTTGTTAGTTGTTGTTATATGTGTGTGTAGGCGTGCGTGTGCGTTATGTGCGCGCGTGGAGAGGGGTGGCACGTGGGGTTTTGGTATTGATATATAAGAAAAGGGGGGTATAGTCCCCAGGTGTAAAATTCTCAAAAAAACAAAAAAAATTATTTTCTTCTTGACAAGAAACCTTCTGAATGTTATCGTCTGTTAAGTTAACAAATTTGGAGAATCACTTGGGAGGTAAATATATGAAGACATGTACTAGATGTGACGGAACCGGGTTTATAAACACACATCAAATTCCGCAGGATGTAATGATAAAATTAAAAAAATTGGATTACTTTGTGGCCGGTGTGTTGACCTGGATAAGAGAACATGGAGAAGATTATGATGTTCGGATTTGTGATTGTTGTGGAAATGGCAGATATTGGTACGGCGTTCCAGGAGAACATTATAACACTGAAGACCCACAAGGATACCATGGCCCATACGCTTACAATGGGGGGATGTGCGAATGCCATTGAGGTGCAGGAATGGGAGGATTAAATCAACTCTCCGAAATTTAACCTTGCAGAAAATTCTGAAAAAACAAAAATTATTATTTTTTTTCTTGACATAAAATCCTTTACGTGTTACCATTTGCTGAAATAACTTTCTTGGGGGATATCCGATGAAAAATTTTATATATTTTGAGTCTGTTGATGGTGGCATGGAGGCTAGAGAAGTACAAAATGCTGACGATTTACAAAATCTTTGGAGATGGATGAGCGTCCAATATTGCATTGAGGATCGAACATTGGTAGAATGGATGGAAACTGCTTTGGTTGGTGAATTTAAGCACCATAGGTTGGGTTGTCTTGTTCGATTGGTTGATGCCGAAAGTGAAAAAAAAGAAAAATCTCGAATACGGTCATCGTTGGGAGGAAGTCAGAAAAACCATGTATGGAAATTTGTGTCCTGTGGTCACATGCAAAAACGAAACAAAATGCAAGCGGAAGACAAAAAGATAATAGAATTGAAGGAGTGGATTGCGAAATACTCCAAACATTATTCTTGACAAGGGATCTTTTGTATGTTACTCTCTTTTTCTAAACTAATTCACGGAGGAGGTACGCATGATTTTTAAAACCTATCAATACATAACATTTGAGGAGGCTGCCAGGCCTTTGATAAGATGGTTGAACGAAAACTGCTCCCCAGAGAGCAAAGTAATTGTTGACATATCCCGCGCGGAACTTCTTGAGGGGGACGGTGCATTTCAGACCGATGATTATGTAAAAGACTAATGCGCTCAAAGAATTACTTGGGAGGTAGAGTGACTGATACATTCAAACCTTTTTCACACAATAAACCCTGGTATCATTGGCAGTTTGAATCAGACCATATCCAGGTTGAGATAACCTTGCTCCGTTGGGGCTTCGGCTTTGACATGGGCTATCACTATGATTTTGGGCTTAGCCTGTGGATAGGACCGGTTTATTGCAGTATTGATTTTTGGTAGACTGCACAACTTACTTAGGAGAGAGTAGAATGCATGGGATAGAATTAGAGGGGGGTATAAATAATTGCTACTGGAATACAGAGGGTAGGTGTACGAATTGGGAAATTACCAGAAACAACAAGATATCTGAATTCACAAGAGATTATGACTCAAAACAAAATTGCACTCTTACGATTTTGGGAGTTCATCTTTGCTCGGGATACAAACCCGAGACCTCATGAATATTATTTTTTTTCTTGACACAAGCCCTCTCATGTGTTAGTATTTTTGTTGAGTTTGGTGAATTTGGAAAATCATTTAGGAGGGAGTAGCATGAACAATCAGTTACAGGATTTTGCGAGAAAGCAACTGAAGGAAGGATTGGCTGAGTGTACGAAAGAACAGCAACATCTATTTAAACAAATGTATTGCTTTCATAGGTTGGAAACACCTATTAATGAAGCTGTTGATGCTATGCCAGAAGATAAGCTTGATTGGGCGATGGAGCAGGTAAGAAGAACTTTGGAGGAAAGAGCAAAATGAGGAATGAATCATGAAAAAGCCTGAAACGATGGTTACCGGTAAAAAAGGCGCTAAGATTACTGCCGGGAAAACTGTCAACGTAACTGATGCCCAAATAGAAATTATTCATCGATTCGCATCTCTTCTCATAGAGGAATCAGAGGATTTGAATTACGATTATACAGCAACAGTCGATGAGCATTTCTGGGATTTGATATGATAACCTTATAAGGGGAGGGGAAAAAACATGAATAATGATGAATTTTTAAAACAAAAAAATGATACAGCAGATAAATGGAGGGATATATCGAGGGAGCTTGAACGTGTTGACAAAATGATGATTGAAGGATGTGGATATTGCAAGTTGTATAACCAGGGCTTGCGTAGTTATTGTCAGACTTGCCCTCTATACCCTGAGCTTTGTAGTTCCTGCATCGATCCCGAATCTACCCATTCTGAAATAATAAAACTAATGTCTTCCTTGCAAACAGAAGTTACAAAACTAAGGAACGGGATATCGTGTGACATTAAAGAGACGGAACAGGCCTTGTACAAAACTCCCCCGGGAGATAAGTTGATATTGGGAAAGGAGAAAATCGGAAGAGAATTAAAAGACCAATTTCCGGGAATTGGTTTTATTTTACTGGCAAGATACGGTGATGGTTTTTGGGGAACAGGTATCCGCATAAAATGGTTTGATGGCCCCACCTATAAAGAAGTTAAGAAAATAACAGGTAAATACTCACAAAACCCTTCTTCCGCCCAATACGTAGCGGATCATATTATACTTCACAGGATTATCAGTGATGAACTCCGAAATAGAGTGGGCCAGTTACTTTGTGATAACTGGGGGATGAGCTATAGGGGTAACGAGGCCATGATTAAAAAAGTGGATTTGGAGGGGCGTATAACCGTAGAAGATTATGTTATGAGTCATATTGATGCCACCTCATTTGGTCCAAACGGGGTACCTCTTTATTTGTGATTATTCTTGACATGTTATTTATTGTGTGTTATTATTTGTTAAACTGACTTTCCCGGGGAGAAACTCATGAAATTTGAAGTTTTTTGCCAACATTCTGCTATTGCCGACAGGTTAGAATTTTATATTTTGGTTGATCATTATCTGGAGAAGACAGGCAAATGAGAAAACCTAGGAACCTGTATAGAATTAATCAGATAGCAGCACGATTTTACGAGAAGAAGTTCTGGGGGATTACTGCTGTGGGCAAAAGGGCAAGGTTGTATATGTCGAAAAGGGGGGTATCCGAGAAAGTTTGCAGGAGCAATAACTTGGGACTGGCTATACGGCGGGGTAATTCTTTTTATCAAAAGATCAAAAACAGGCCCATCCTTCTTGACCTGGCCTTCGCGGTTGGCCTGGTGGTGAGAAAGGGTAATGACATTTACGATTTCTATAGGGACAGAATCATGATCCCCATATATGACCTTGATAAGCATGTAGTGGGGTTTGTTGGTCGTTCTATAGATGAAGGGACGAGATCCAAATACATCAATTCGCTTACATCGGAGATATATTCAAAGGGAAAGTGTCTTTTTGGCATAGATAAAGCCCTGGATTCTCCTGATTCGAAGAAAGTATTGTATATGGTGGAGGGCATTTTTGATTGTTTCGCGCTACAGGCCATGGGGAAATATAATGTGGTTGCCTCTAATGGAACTGCCGTCACCAAGGGCCATGTTCTATTGATGTCTCGTATAACGAATAACGTCACACTCGTTTTCGATGGAGATAAGGCCGGTAGGAATGCCATGTACAAGTCGCTTTCTCTTTTTCTTGATCGTTGGATATCACCGAAGATCGTAGAATTGCCTGAAGGTAAAGATCCCGACTCGGTTTTTCTTGGTGAAACAGGTTATTTGATTAATGAGGTTCTGGATGAATTGGCGGTTCCTCTGATTGATCGATATGTGCAGAGAGTTTTTTCGGAACATGATGATTCTACATTGAAAGGCCGGGTTAAAATAGTGAGAAACATTGCACCCATGCTGAAATACGATTTACGCGTACCGGGCATATGCAGTAATATGGAAATGGTGAACGAACTTTTATGGGGCAGGAGGGTTTAGCATGTGGGTATGTAAGATATTCGGACATAAATTCAGGCAATCTCCGTTCTCGTTGTGGATAAGCGATCAAATAAGATATGTGTGCACCCGTCCTGGGTGCGAGAAGACAGCAAAAACCGTGGAAGAAACTTGGTGGATCAATAGGAATAGGTGAGAAAATGGACAACCTGTCTTCGGGAGTAAAAAAAATTATTTATTTTTATCTTTTTTTGGCATTTTTAGGGTTTGTCGTTCATGTTTTTACGGGGGAATATGAGTGGCTAACGAGGATATGAGGAATTGTCGAAACTTCTGTTGATTGCACAGAAATGGACAAACCCATCGATATCATTTCAGAGACCGGTGGAACACGTACCTTTCGTGGGCCTCAAGATTATGATAATGCAGGGGAATGATATAGTGGAAAGGGGGAGCTTTCGCCCCCCCCTAATGGCAAGATACCATCCACCTCCATGATTTATGGATTAGATATAGCATAACAGATGGTTTTGCCGTTGTCAGCACTTAAATTAAAAAAGGAGGTATAAAGATGAGCGCAGATAGTTGGGGGGTATGCCCGCGATGTAAAAAAATAGCAACAGAAAAGCAGAGCGCTACGTTCAAAAAAGCAAGAAAAGAATATGGCAAAATATCAAGCGATGACTATATGAAACTAATGAACGAAGCGACAAAGCCGACCATTTTAAAAGATACCCTCCGTGAAGACTACGAAATACGCACAGATTCGGACGGTTGCTTTAGCATCGGCTACTATTGTCACTGTGACAAATGTGGCTTCGAGCATGAATTTAAGCACACGGTACAATTGATATGAAAGGAGGAAACATGACTTCTGAAGAATTCGATGAAATGTTAGATGCAAGACTGGAGAAAATAAAAACAACATTGGTGTCAAAAGCCGAGGAATACGCTGTCGATGGTGATAGGTTTCATAATTTCAAAGTTGCAGCGCGAATAAAAGCGGAGTCTCCAGAAGAGTCACTGCATGGCATGATGGTAAAGCACGAAGTGTCTGTAATGGATTTGATTGAGATGGCAGACTCGGAGCCGACCAGGATTACTGAAGCTTTGGTCGATGCAAAAATCGGAGACTTTATCAATTATCTGATTTTGTTGGAGGGGTTGTTCAGGCAGCGATGCCGACAAAATCAAATCGAAGTATTTGAAAAGTCATTCGATAGTTGCAGCAAGACACCGGACGAGGGGTAGCGAGATGACCGAAATATCGGATTTTAATGCTTTTTATGGTAGATACGTTTCGAAAAAAGAAAAAGCAGTTCCTCTATCGGTTGCAAGAAAGATAGAAAATTCCCATACAGAAGTATCTACTAAATTAAGGGTAGCATTGACAGAGATAGAGCATGCACACAGAGAGCTCGATAACCTCCATGTGCCAAGAACAAAAAAAAATACACCGCAATTTCCTCTTTCCCTTGCGGGACGCATAAGAAACCATAAATTAAATTTAGATTAATTTTTATAATAGGAGGACAGTACATGCAAGAAATAAAGATAATTTGTGATCCGGCTAATTACTGGAATGGGAATTATGATCTTTTGGGAGAGACCCTGGCAAACGCGGCACGGTCCGGTGCCCACTATTTCAAATTACAGATGTTCGATACTGACTATATGGGTGAGCGATGGCAGCATAAAGTCAAAAAATACAAAGGCGATCAATTGACGACTGACAACCTAATGCTTTTCAAAAACCTGACCGAAGAGCTGGGTATGAAGTTTGCCGTAACTGCGAACCACCCGCATATAGTAGATATTCTGGCCGAGTTAAACGTCAAGAACATCAAAATTGCAAGCGGGCAGATAACCGAAAAAATGCTGGAACGTATCAAAAAACATTACTGGGAAACCATTTTTCTTTCTACTGGAATGTGGAACGATATGTCAGCAATCGATTTGATCAAGCAGGATCTTCCAGGAGACAAAATCGTTCTAATGCATTGTGTCTCACTGTACCCGACATACCCAAACGAGGCTAATTTGAACCGAATTGATACTTTACGGGACACGTTTTCGCAGGGTTCCAATGTTGAAATCGGTTATTCCGATCATTGTTATAACAGGATAGTCCCCGCGATTGTTATGGGTATGGGCGTAAAATACATAGAGGTACATATAAAGATAGGAAGATCCTACGGGCCAACCTCAGAGATAGCATATGGACCGGAAAAGCTGGCTGCTCTTTGCAGGGATGCCAAAGAAGCCAGTGAGTTGTTGGGTAACGGTGCACTGGGCATGCAATTCAGGGAACTGGAAACAAAAGAGAAATACAAAGATCGGTATCTTGAAGAACTCCCCGAAACGAAAGGAGAGTAACATAATGGACACGATTTCAATTGAGGCGACTACCATCCCGGATGCCTGGTTTCAGACAATGAGTCGCATTCTGGAAAAAGACGTAGCCGAGTATAAAATAGACTTGGGAAGTTTCGAAGGGCAAGTGCGAAGGGAATTTGACTATATCACCATACACATCAAACACCCAGGAGCCATGCCCCATGTGCCTGACATTCCGCAATGGCTGGGAATACCCCCTCCCACTACCCAGGAATATGTTGACGAATATGCAGCCCGTTACCTTATGACCGGAATCAAGGAAGACAATGAACAATACACTTACGGGGAACGTCTCCTGCTATCAATGGACAAGGTGATCGATCGTTATAAAAAACTTGGTTTCGGTACAAACCAGCTTATTATGCAAATAGGTCAGCCTTCAGACATCGACCTGGAAGATCCCCCCTGTCTGAGACATATCGACACACGGATTAAAGATGACAAGCTTCATTTTATCATGTATTTCAGAAGTTGGGATTTATGGGGTGGGTTCCCGGCGAATCTTGCCGGACTCCAGCAGGTCAAAGAATATATGGCAAAGAATATCGGGGTAGAAGACGGAGAAATGATTGTGGCCTCAAAAGGATTGCATCTTTACGGGTATGCCATAGACCTGGTCAAGATGCGTATGGGGCTGGGTGTCCGGTGAGCATTTTGATGTTATTTTGTTTGGAGGTTAATGATGTTAATTGAACATAATCCAGATGACTATGAAACCGTTATAACGCGTAAGGATTGCGATTTTCACAAAGAGCATCCCTATGAAGACTATCCTGGTTGTACTTGTTGTTTAGGTTGTGTGCTAAAAAAGAAAGGGCGGGACGGCCCGCCGCCTAAGACGACTCCCGCTTTTTTGGAATACAGGAGTGGAGCAATGAGGTATAGGAGCTTGGGATTGTCTGTGTTTGAAATCATAGGACATCCGGTATGTATTGTACCAAGCGAAGGCCAGAAGGTTTATGACCGTATTGAGGTTGCCATGAAAAAAGACCAGTGTGTCAGCCTTTCATTTTTTAATGTTACTACGTTGACCCCCGGGTTCCTCAACGCCGCCATAGGTCAATTGTATGGTGTATTTAATGCTGGCAAAATACGTAAACTTCTTAGTGTAAGAGACATGCAACAAGATGACATGCGATTATTGAGACGCGTGATTGAAACGGCACAACATTATTTCAGTGCTATGCTAGCTGGTTCATGGGATACCGACAAAAAAACTCGCAAACCCAAAGAACAAATAGATTCTCTTGAAATACAGGAGTAAAAAAAAATGGTCGAATGTGTTGATTGTAGTGTTGATGAGTGTATGCTTGACGGAGCCACAGACTTGACGGGATATAGGAAGAAGATATTTGATTTACGTTATGCTTTCGATAAGAACGAAAAGCTCTGGGAAACTGCTTGCAATCGGGTTGCCAAGGCAGTGGGACTGCGAGAGGACGAGAAAGTAATCGCAGAGTTCGAGAAAATTATGACCGATTCCCTTTTTGTTCCAGGGGGAAGGGTGCTGAGAAATGCCAGCAGGAACAAAGGGATGCTCATCAATTGCTACGCGCTGGGCGTAGATGATAATATAGAAAGCATAGCAGAGCTATACAAGGATGCATTGATGATTTCTTCTACCGGGGGAGGCATTGGAATAAATTTCAGCAACCTCAGACCTGTCGGCACTCCCATTGTCGGTAAGGGCGGTTGCTCTTCAGGGGTGGTGTCATTTATGAAGGCACTGAATTCGATCCTATCTACCGTAGAATTGGGAGGACAACGAAGAGCAGCATGTATCGGAATTCTGCGGATCGATCATCCAGAAATATACAAGTTTATTGGCAGTAAGGTAGAAGAGGGAGAGCTCCAGAACTTCAATATCTCCATAGGCATAACGGATAAATTCCTGAAAGCTGTTAAGAACAATCAGGAATGGGATTTGGTTTTTAAGAACAAGGTGTATGATACAGTAAAGGCGGTGGAATTGTGGGATTATATAGTCAAGAATTTATGGGATTGCGGAGATCCCGGGCTTATTAATTTGGATACTATCGCCAGGTATAATCCTTTGTGGTATGTCCATGATGTTTATACGCTTAATCCATGCGGAGAGATTCCGCTTCCCGTATACGGATCGTGCTGTTTGGGTAGCATTAACCTATCTGAGATGTATGACGAAAAAACCAGTGACGTAGACTGGAATAAATTGGAACGCACTATAGGGCTTGCAGTCAGGTTCCTGGATGATGTTTTGGATATTTCACATTATCCCCTGAGCACCATAGAGCTCAATGCCCATCAAACCCGACAGATCGGCCTGGGGGTTATGGGCCTCCATTACTTGATGCTGAAGATGGGCATAGAGGAATACGGTTCAGAAAAAAGCCTTGAGTTCATGGATTCCCTTTTTCTGAATATCAGAGACTATGCCTACAATGCTTCGATTGGATTGGCCCGAGAAAGAGGTTCCTTTGAGAAATTTAATGCCGAGAAACATTTGGAGGGAGAATTTGTCAAACGGCTTCCACGAAGAATCAGATCCGGTATCAAGAAATATGGTCTTAGAAACGGAACCATACTCTCCATGCAACCGACTGGTACAACTTCAATTGTTGCCGGAGTTTCCAATGGTGTTGAACCCATTTTTTGTCCTATCTACAAGAGACATTACAATGCCAATAATAATGATGGTAAATCAGAGATGGCTTCGGTGGTGGAGATGGATGAATTATTCAGGGAGAAGATAATCAAAGGCGAGCCGCATGAGTATTTTGTAGGGGGATATGATATTTCTCCCAGAGAACACATGGAGGTACAGATAACTGCTCAGCAATATATTGACAGTGCAATTTCAAAAACCATATTACTGAAGAAAGATTTTCCCTGCGATGAATTAGGGGGTTTATTGCTGGAGCATTTACATGAAGTGAAAGGCGTTACAATGTACCGTGAAGGTTCGAAAATGCAGGAAATTCTCATACCAATGGATTACAAACTTTCTGATAGTGAGCTTCTCAAGATAGCAAATGGGGGATCAGACAAAAAATGAAAATTGCAATATTGATAACGAATAGATCATCGTACAATAAGGTAAAAACGATTATTCGATACTTCCGGGAAGATACCGACATTGAAGTACATTTGGTCCTGGGGGGCAGTATGCGTCTTTATAAATATGGGAACGCGTCTGCTGATATGTATTGGGATTTCCCGGGGATTGCCACTCATGATATTGCACTTGCCGTGGAGGGGGATGGACTTGAAAAGATGTCTTTGACTGTAGGATTGGGAATCATAGAGGCCACGACTATTTTGAAGGAACTTACACCAGATGCGGTGTTGGTTATAGCCGATAGGTTTGAAGTGTTGGCTATGGCAACTGCGGCTTCTTATGTCAATATTCCCTTGATACATTTACAGGGCGGTGAAAAAACCGGGAGCATTGATGATAAGGTTAGAAACGCGGTCACTCAGTTATCCGATATTCATTTCCCTGCTACCAAAGCGGCTGAGAAACGGATCCACAAAATGAAACCCGACGATCATTCAAATGTATATTGTTTCGGATGCCCTTCGATGGATTTGTTGTGTGACAATGAGCATATAGGAAACAAGGATTCAAAAAAGGGCAGATATACCACAACTGATAAATTGCCCCGATATTTAAACAACCTATTAAAACTTCGCGGAACCGGAGATCGCGTTAATGTGTGTTCTTATAATTACGTTATTGTATTGTATCATGCAGACACCAAAGATGATAATTTCTTGCATAATCTGAAGGAATTTTCCGAAGCCATTAGAAGAATTGAGATCTCAAAGATTGTTTTTTGGAATAACATAGACCCCGGTGGCGAAGCTATAGCAAAAATGTGGAGGATGGAAGTATCGCGTCATCGAGATTTTCCCATACAGTTTATTCGCCATATCGATCCGGCTGACTTCGGGGCGCTTTTGTTGAAGAGCAAAGGCATAATTGGGAATAGCTCTACCGGCATAAGAGAAGCGTCTTTTTTGGGTGTCCCGGCTGTTAATATAGGGAACAGGCAAAAGGGTAGGGAGCATGGCAAAAACGTCATAAGTGTTGATTGTGATGCGGGGTCTATCGTGAATGCCGTAGAACGTCAGTTTTCGGTTGATGGTTATCCTGCTTCTTCTCTTTATGGAGATGGTATGGCGGGAATTAAAATAGGAGAAAAAATAAATGAACTCTTCAAATAATGGATGGGCAAAGTTTTGGGATAAGCGCGGAGGCGGCAAGGCGCCGTTTGACATAGATCCATTTGTTAAGAACTTTGATGTTATGAAGAAACTGTACGAAAAATATTCTCTCGATAAAAATCTTAGAGGGAAAAAATCCCTGGAGATAGGCTGCGGTCGTGCCACAATATCTACCATGTTTGAGCTCTATGAAGTTCAAGCCCATAAGATGGATCAACGTGAACTTTTTAGCGGGTTGATTAACAATTTTAAAAAGGGAGATGTTCTCAAGCCTTTTCCCTATGAGGAAAAAACATTTGACCTGGTGTTTTCTTATGGCCTGGAAGAACACTTTGACCGGGATGAACTGAGACTGATATGGAGGAATGTTTGTGGGGTAATGAAAACGGGGGGTATCTATATTTCTTATGTTGTACCCGCCAAACTATCCAACCTTTTTGAGAGCCGTGATGTTCCAAGGCACAGATGTACTGAATTGATAGAGTCAACCAACGGGGTATGGGTGTTCCCGTGTATGGGCAGAGGATGGATAACCAACAGATTTTTGGGCAAGGGGTACATATACCATAAAATGAAACACGATATAGGAGGAAACAATGGCAAATGTAATGGCTTTAGTAACGGTTAAGGGATTCAGCAAGAGAGTTCACGGGAAGAGTTTTAAAGAGTTTTGTGGCAAACCTCTTTATCAATGGACAACTGATTTCATCGAAACAATCAAAAACAAATTTGCTGTAATGGTTTTTTCCAGTGATGTTCCTCATTCTTTTAATGTCCCCTCTGGGTTTATCAGGGTCCAGAGGCCAAGGATACTTTGTGAGGATTTTGCCCCTCATACCCTGTCGGTTCAACATGCCCTGGTAGAGACGGAGAAAGATTGTCGTGATGAGATCGAGTATGTCATGTTATTCCAGGTCACCAATCCTTTGCGGTATGCCGGGGATGTAGATCTGATGCTGGGTGAACTTGACAGGGTAGCGTGCAATACTTGTTTGGGGACTTCGTATACGGATCACAATCTCAAGGTGAGCTATATGATAAACTATGGTGGTTATGGTTCTGATTGTCCACGCGTTCACAGTGGGAACCTATATGTATATAGCAGGGAATTTCTTCTAAAGGCATATGATCAATGCCGATTTCCCGCCTATCATTTCATTGAAATACCCAAAGAAAGAGGGTATAATTTGAATGTTGACGAGGATTTTGCCATAGCGGAAGCTTTCGCTCGGAGGGGTGGCTATGTTTAACATTACGGAAGTAAAAATGGGCGATGGAACCGCAGAGCAATTGTCTAATCAGGAAGTATACGATAGGATAAGCTGGATTTCACTGCCCAGCAATGAAACAATCACTATTGTCATTGATGACTTAACTCGACCCGATACACACGTTGCGTTCTGTGTTGTGGATTATGTCGTGCAGAGAGTAGGTGTTGATAAGACTGTTGTTGTTGTGGCGTCGGGCATGCACCAGGCTGCTTCTATGCGAGTCATGGAAAGACGGTTGGGTTTTTTTGCCAGTGAATTAAGGGTGTATCACCACAATCCTCTTAGGCGGTTTCCCTTGTCGGGTTATGTTATAGCCGTAGGCACTGCATTGCCGCATACTCATGCCGGGATCAGCGGCGGGGGTAAAATAATCTGTCCCGGGTTGTCCGACTATAAAAGCGTGCAGGACTTTCACGGTTTTTCCGGGGATTGCATTGAGGATTCTATGACGGAATCTGTACGCTATGTAGATGTTTTGGTGAATTCTGTTATTAATGATAAGGGGGAGGTGGTCGATCTCTTTGTGGGCGATCCATTGTTGGTCAGGGAACAGGTTTTTGGTGTTGTTAAACAAAATTACGAGGTATGCATACGTGATAATATGGATGTTGCTATTCTAATTCCCCTGTTCAAGAATATTGATTTTCTTCAGTCTATGAATGCCTTGCAGGTTTGCAAGAACAAAAGTGTGGTCCGTAATGGAGGAACGATTTGTATCTGGAGTCCCATGCCGGAGGGAATAGGAGTGCATTATTTATTTCAACAGCCCAATGGCCTGACCCCGGCTACGTATGATGGTATCTTTGAAAAAGAATTGTACTGTAAAACACTGGCGTTTGTTACAGATAAAGTTTCTTACGAAGCTATTCAGGAATATTTTGACGTAAGCGTTTTATTGTGCAAAGAAATGAAGGAATTTCTTTTGCATGTAAAAAATGTTTATGGCAAGGAAGCGAATATTGTGGTCTATAATGGGGCTGATTGTATGATTGGAACATAAAATATCTTTATTAGGGGATACTGAATGAGCATAATTGATGTGAACATGGAACAACTGAGAAAACACTATCCGCATATTGTTGAAAAAATGAAGGGAATGAACGATGATTACTCTGTAAAGGTGGCGCCCAGCAATAAAGCAGACGAATGCACATGCACTGTTCAGCGTGGAGGGCAGCAGTGGTTGATTCATTCCAAGGATGATCCGGCGGGGCAAGCAAGGTTCTTTGTAGATTCGGTTTTATCCGAAGACATTCAGTCGCCTGCCGTGGTGGTTGTGTTGGGCGTGGGGATGGGCTATGAACTCGCCAATATCATCCATAAGTTTTCCGGTAAAACCAGCCTATTTATTGTCATTGAGAATGACATACAGTTATTCAGAAAATTTATAGAAAACAGGGCATTACATCTGACTTCAAGCGGAGGCGAGAAGTTTGGTATTTTTGAACATCCGGCCATAAGGTTTGTGGTTGGAGAAGACCCCAACAATATTTATCACCATCTATACAGTCTCATCAATGACATGGCGAGAAATCTATTCACTTCATTCTATTTTGTGGAACATCCCATACTTATTCGTTTCAATAAAGAATATTATAAAAGAGCATGTTCTGAAATCAAAAGAATATGTTTCGACATAAGGAGTTCATACGGCAATGACCCCCTGGATAGCTGGTCTGGAATAGATAATATGCTGCTGAACATGGAAACGATAATTGGCAATCCCGGCGTTGGTTTGTTAAGGGATCAATTCAAGGAAAAACCTGCGGTAATAGTTGCCACCGGTCCATCACTCAACAACAACATTCATTTGTTGCCCGAGATTAAAGACAGGGCAGTATTTTTTGCGGCTGATGCATCCTTGAATACCTTTTTTAATTATGAGACTCCCATCATACCAGACATAGTATGTTCTCTTGAAAGAAATCTGACCACATGTAAACATTTCAAACAGATCTCCGACGACAAAAAAGCATTTATGAAACAGATGTGGCTGGGTGCTTGTCCGGTAGTGAAGCCGCAGGTTTACGATGAATGGCATGGGAAGAAGATGATTGTGTTTCGTGATTTCGCACATTTCAAATGGTTGGATCTTGATAAGGGTATTCTTAATACGGGAAAGTCAGTAACCAATATGGCGTTTCAGATGGCGGTATTCATGGGATGTGATCCGATCATATTGGTAGGACAGGATTTGGCTTTTGCTCCAGACGGCAAGACTCATGTGAAGGGCGCCGATCATGCCAGCAGTGGCCTTAAGGGGTCGCCTTTGATTCAGCAAAGAACCAGTGTAATGGGGAACAACGGGCAAAAACTTGAATCCCTGGAAACTTGGGTGGGAATGCTGAAACGGTTTGAGCTGGACATAGCAAATTGGAAAGGTACTTGCATAAATGCCACTGAGGGTGGGGCTCTGATCAGGGGCACAGAGATCATGCCTCTTCGAGATGCCATCAATAGGCATATGGACGAAGTGTTCTCTCCCATGAAAACTCTGGACAGCCTGCTGGTTATTGATAAAGAGAAAATAGATTGCGATAGAAAAAAGGTTGATACACAGATTGTCAAGGGAAGGGATTATATTGACAGGAGCAGGGCTGCAATTGATAGATTTTTAGTGGATTGCGAGGAAGGGTTCGGCATGTATAACGATGGGAATCTGGATCAAACGGGTCGTCAGCAGTTGCTCGGCTACGCCAATAAGGTTAGAATGGAAGTCCTCCATGACCCGATGTGCTATTTTGCTACGATGCATGTAATCCAGTCCTGGTGCATGGGGGTAGAGAATGTTCTAAGATGTTTGGGTGATTACTGTGATGGAGAGGAGAAAGAAATAGCCCAACTGTTGAAGATCTTTGAGTTTTTCTATGGATTGAGAATCCTATACGACCTCATAGGGGATGGGATCAGCGACAATTATAAAAACAGTAAAACCCTATTGAATGGCGGTGAAAATGCAGACTGAAAAAAGATGCAAGGCATGCGGAAGGACTCTCGATGAAAACAATGTGTTTCTATCTTCAAGGGAGAGGGGCGAACGTATTTGCAAGGAGTGTAAGGAGAAGATGTTTAGTAAGATGCGCAAAGGCTATAAATATAGTATGTTGGGTGATGATTATTCAATATCTAAAAGCCCCAAGAACAATGCCCCAAGAATTTCAGTAGCCCACAAGGACTTTGAGACCACCACAAACATGGCAATGAAGATGTTGCGGGATACCGAGAAGTTTCGCTTTGACAGGATGGTTGCTATATTGAAAAGACCCGATCTGGATTCGGCTGTCAAACGACAGATAATCATTTATCTTCTGGGTTCAACTTCATTGCTCGACGTTAAAACCATGGCGGCTTTGGCGAATGAGATTAATTCCATGTTTTGTTCGCATAAAGTACCCGAGTCCATTCTCGCAAAGATGGCGTTGGACATAAAAAAATACATCGATAGTTTCACCGCCGGTAAGAACAAAAAAGAACGTGAGAAAATCTTTGAAGAAATACGCGAGGGAGCAGACACAATAGAAGTGGAGACGCCGTCATGGGAAAAAGAATAATCGACTTGAAACGCCTGGGTAATTATGATTATTATTCGCCTAATTTATTGTATATCCAGGCCGGTGAGGGGTTGGTGAAGTTCGATTTCAATGATCGATATGTTCAGGTTGAGGTAAATAGGGTATGGAATGGCTTTATTGGGCAAAAGAAACCGGTGCTATTGATCATACTCAAGGCAAGGAGACATGGCGTATCAACGTATGTTCAATCAAGAATGTTTCAGCAATGCCATTTGAAGTCGCATCGTCAGGGGATCACTATTTCTGCTGATGATAAAGGGTGTGAGTATATACATAATATGTCTCATGTATTTTATGAGTATCTTCCCCGCCAACTCAAACCCATGGTTAAGTACAAGAGTGGTTCCAGGCTTGTTTTTGATGCTCCGAGTACAGCTCTTACAAAAACAGGCAGATCTATGGGACTGAAGTCTTCCATGAAAACAGTATCTTGTACCGACAAGGCCGGGTTGAGTACCGGAAATCATTTCATACATTTTTCGGAGTATGCCTTCTATAGGGATGCCGATGCTGTCAGAAAAGCAGTTGTACCCACCACCTTCAATTTGCCCGGTACATTCGTTGTGATCGAGTCTACGGCTAATGGTATGGCTGGTAACGGCGAACCATTTTACGATGAATGGAAGAAGGCAACCGCGGGTAAAAGTGTATTTAAACCTTTATTTTTCAGTTGGTTGAAGCACGAAGGTTACACCCGCCCGCTGATGGGCAATGAGAGAGAAGAACTGCTCGACACCTTCAACGATGAAGAGGTGGAGTTGAGAGATGTGCACAACGCCACATTGGAACAACTCAATTGGCGAAGATATCAAATCTCTTTTTTGGGTGAAGGCGTGAGCGGCAATGTTCTCAAGACGGGACTGGAGAATTTTCACGAACAGTATCCGACCACGGATGATGAGGCTTTCGTGGTGAGCGGAAGAACCGTTTTCGATAGAGATAAGCTGAAAAAATATCTACAAAAATGCAGTGATCCTGTTAGTGTGGGCGAGATAGATGGCAGTATCATTAGGAAGGAATCGTTGGGGAGCCTGAAGATATGGGAAAGACCAGTAGAGGGAGAAAGGTATGTTGTGTCTATAGACCCGTCATCGGGTGAACCGGGTAGTACTGATTTTGGATGTTTGGAAGTTTTACGGGTCATGGATATGCGCCAGGGATGGCTTGCCTGTCAAGCAGCGGAATGGCATGGCAAGGTAGATGCGGAGGTACTGGGTAATTATGCCGTAGCCCTGGGTACTATATACAATAATGCGCTATTGGTGCCTGAAGTATTTGGTTATGGCCATGCTGTTTTATCTGCCATTCAGAAGGCTGGGTATTGGAACGTCATAAGAAGAGTTGTTCGTGACTCTATAAATGAGTTTTCCAACAGTCAATTGGGATGGATGACAACAGCACAGTCCAAACCTGATCTTCTTACACATGGAAGATACTGCGTAAATAATGGATCTGTGATTATTCACAGTGCCGAGCTTGTACGCGAGATGATGATATTTGTTCGTGATGATACCAGCCAGGGGGCGAGCGCCTACGGGAAGGGCAAGGATGACCGTGTAATGGCGTTTTTGATTGGCATCAAGGGGATTCAATTGGAGTATGGCGGGACCAATATAGATGCCCTGGGCGTAATGCAGCCCTCGCGCGAAAGAGAGCCTAGCAAAAAAAATCCCCTATATTACGATACCTTTGGTTATGGGAAAACAACCACCGGTAAGTCCTGGCTTGATCTGTAAACAAGCCAGGCTAATTATTCATGGCTTGACCTATAAACAAGCTTGAAAGGAGATTATGAGCAACTATAAAGCGCCGATGGCAATACATCCAGGTGAGACATTGAGAGAAGTTTTGGAAACATATAATATGTCGCGGGCAAAGTTGGCTATTCGCATGAGACTGCATCCTGTTGTAATCGATGACATTTTGTCCGGGAAAGACCCTATTTCTCCAGAAATAGCACGCTCTCTTTCGTTGGTTTTTTTAATGTCTGAAGATTTTTGGAATAATTTGCAGAAAAACTACGAAGAAAGGATGGGTGATTGACATGATTTTGGGACTATTGCATTATAAAAATGCCAAACATTATGGGAAAGTCAGAGAAACGCTAGATGCCATGAGTTCAAACTTACGCATGGGCATGGAAGGTATTCTTCTCATGCATGGTTCTTCTGATTTTAATGGTTGGCGGAATAAAGTATTGAAATATAAGGACATAGTTAAAGGCATTATGATTTTTGATGAGATGGTTCCTTATGCTAGAATTCATCGGCAATCATTAGAGGAAGACTTGGGAATCACCGACAATCTATATGGTAATTTTACTAACAGGTGGCTAGATTCCAATAATAGCGGAGTATTTGAGGAAAGTGAATTTCCCTTGAATTACACTCAGGATGTTTGGGTTTCGCGATGGATTCCATGTTCAAGGAATTATTTTAATACTCCATGGAGAAGATTTGCCAATACAATTTCCGGGTATGGCAATGCTGGTTACTCGGATAAACTGGAAGAATTTACAGCTAAGATTAAACCACAACGGAATAACGCCATGGATTCATGTGGTGTTATCGTAAACACAAAAGGCAAATTCACTGGTCAGGTTAGTGAATGGCAAGTAAAAATGGAAACCCTCCATCATTGTTTCGATAAAGTCTGCGATCCGATTAGAGGCTTAAAAACCAGCATAAGGGTCAATGAGCAAACCCAAGAATTGTTTTTCAGTAAAGATATCGGGACTATGTATCTTTTGGGGCATAGTCACTCGGGGCAGATCGGGGATTTCAAGGCCAGTGATGCATTCAATCTCTTGCAGCGAGACAGGGGTCCGTCAGTTATCATAGTATTCGGTTGTCAAGTCGGTGAGTGGAATAGAAAAGTGACCCCTTTTTACAGTGGGCAGAATTTCACCATTACAGGGAACATGCTTAATTCTTTTTTTAGATCCAATATCCGAAGTTTGGTGGTGTCCGGGTTGATCCAGGCAGGAACCAAACAAGACGAAAAGATTGGCGGCAAGTGTTTATTTGATTATATGAGCGAATGCGATAATCTCGGAATGGCAGCAAAAGAATGGATTAATAATGGTATAGAATATTATAGGAATGCTCCGAATGTCATCAGTCGTCCCGTTGCCATGCAATTAGCTTGCATGAATCTGATGGGTGATCCTTCCGTGCTTTTAAAGTAAAAACTATTGTTTGCATAAAAAATACCATAAGAGGAGGACATAGGGTCAACATGGGGAGAATATAATGAAGTTGAAATTATTAGACTTATATTGTGGGTCTGGGGGAGCTTCCATGGGGTATGACTTGGCGGGCTTTGAAATTGTTGGTGTAGATAATGAACCCCAACCGAGATACCCTTTTGAATTTTATCTGGCAGATGCCTTGAATTTTCCGCTCGATGGCTTTGATGTGATCCACGCGAGTCCACCGTGCCAAGCATATAGTCATTTAACACCTAAAGAATTTCGAGGCAACCATGAAAAATCAATTAATAGTGTCAGGCAAAAGCTTATACGATCCATGAAGCACTATATCATTGAGAATGTCGCTGGAGCAAAAAAAGAGCTTAACGATCCTATAATGCTGTGCGGATCAATGTTTGGCTTGCGCTGCCAAAGGCATAGATACTTTGAGACATCTTTCCCCGTTGAAGTAGCGATGCAGTGTAATCATGCTCAGGTTCCACTATTGGTGACAACAGCAAGTCAGGCAAGCAGAAAATTAAGAAAAAAACTTGGAATTTTGCCAAAAACAATAAAAAATGCTCCTCTTGCGTATGGAATTGACTGGATGGACTTTAAGGGTTTGAAGGAATGTATTCCTCCGGCGTATACAGAATTCATAGGAAAGCAGTTTATTCGACACATAACCTCAAGGAGACTCAAATGAAATACGAAGAAGAAACCAGGGATTGTATCATATGTGGGAGTTCTTGTTGCTCTACCCTAAGAACCAAGAAACCATGGCAGCCATTGGTTTTTATAGACGATGAAGACGGTAGGGTTTATCATAAGACAGACGTGGTGTGCGATGATTGCGGGATGGTATACAAAAATCCAATGATGACAAGGGAAACCCAGCGTGATTTTTACGACAAAGATTACGCCATGAAATACAAGTCGAGACTGCAAGCGGGAATTCCCGGTACAGCGGTTGTGGATGGAGTTATGACAACAGTATACACATTGGACTGGTTGAAGGAAATCGGGTATGACCTGAAGGGGAAATCCGTGTTGGAGATTGGGGGCGGTATGGGGACGCTTATGAGGGGTATGCGCAGTATGGGAGCAGAGGTATACGGTATGGACCCCGACAGGAGAAGTTGTGAATTGGCAATGAAGGTCAATGGCATTGAGGTTGAACATGGCAGATTTCACAAGGACCACAAAGATTGCAAAAAATATGATTTGGTTGTGATGTGTAATGTTATAGAACACATGTATGATCCCGGCGAAACATTGGAGTCGGTGCGTTTGCTTTTGAACGATGGGGGACAGGCATTGGTTGAAGTACCATCGGTTATGTTTCCGTATCCACTTATTGCGTCCGATGCCTTTTTGTCATCTGCACATAATTATACTTTTTCATACAGGACATTCAAATCATTGGCCGCACGGTGCGGGTTCCAAGTGGACTCTTTCGACTATGCAGGCCATAAGAAGTGTATGTTTTTTCTTTTATCGGAGAATCCCGATGCAGACATGCGTTTGGATGGGGTATCGCGGGAAGAGATTGCTGGTGCCCTTGACGAAAACGATCTTCTCATTGCCAACATAAAAGATATACAAATGAATCATTTTCCCAGCCTAGATACCTATAGTAGTAGAGACATGTTAAAAAAGTATACTTATTTTAGCAATGTTTTGCTGGTTCGATATGTTCATTATCTTCTGGAAAATAAAAGATACAATGAAGCATTGGATCTCTCTGGTGAGTGGAAAATGAATCAGTCCGAAGATGTCGATTATTGCGAGGGTAGTTTTTTGGGATTACAGAGTTTAGCACATAGACAATTGGGCGATTTTGTTGCCGCCAGGGATTGTTTGAAGAGGGCCATAGACAAATGCCCGAAGTTAGAAACATATAATTTCTACAAGGAAATGCTCATAGAGGGTTCTTGTTATCCCATTAATTCTATAAAAAAATGGGCCACAGATTGCCTGCATATCCCTGTATGATTTTTTTGACATAATATCAGGAGATTTGAAATAGCTATGGATGATTTTATGGACGATGCAAAACCCAAAGGAACCAGCAGAACTATTACTGGCGAGAAGAAAGCCAAACCAAGGCCTGCCGATAAAACCAATAATGAGGGTTTGGACACAAAAGATGCTTTCGCCGAGGTGGGGGAATGCGTTGCCCCTACTATCAGCGACAAGAAGAAGGTGGTCAGGGGAAAATCGAAAGCTCCTCCCGGGGTAGATGAACGACGCATAAGAACACTCAATAATTATGCTGATTTCATATTGGATTGCATGGAACCCCAGGTGAAAAACGATTTCTATGTCGCAGCCAAGGACTTTGGGCTCGAAACAGATGTTGGCATTCATATATTGGGACTATTGAATCGTCTATACAAAGCAGGCGATTATTCCTCTCCCGATCTTGAACCGGAATGGTCACAAAGAATGGTGGGCTATGACACGAACCTAATATGTCAGAGCTGTGGCCGCATAATCAAAGATCCCAAAAACCTGAAACAGGTTTTCTGCAATAACATGTGTGCCCGAAGGGGTGGTCCGGGCAAGACTGGGGTTATGTATCCCAATCCAAATAAAGACCATGGGAGCGAGGAAGAGAACGACGAAAAGGCCTACGAAAGGGAGATTAAAAGAGAGGGAGCTTAACCATCAATTTATTTGATAAAAAGAGGTAACCTTGGCGGAAAAAATAGGAACCGACGAAAAAGAAATCAAGAAGTATTTGACGGGCCTGGATGACGAGTGTGATGGTTACAAGGAAACGGTTATCTCTAAGGAATGGGGAAGTATCCCCGATTTTTATTCCGGTAGAAATCATTGGGGACAATACAGGCCTAAGCATAAGATGTCACCGGTGTTGAATTTTCTCAGGCAGGCGATCGAGAGAAAGACATCTTTGATGACTGACACCAAACCCTTCATAGATATCCTTCCGTACCGGGACGAGCTTCAAGATGTTTCCGAGGCTCTCCAGGAAATTGTTATTTCTAAATGGTCAGAGCAATCTCTCGACATGACTTTGACTGATGTCATTTTCTATGCTGAGCTTTTCGGAACATGCGGGGTCAATACATTACTCGATAAATCCCTCCATCATGGCGAGGGCGATATCACGATGCATTGCATTGATCCACGTAACCTGAATTTCGATCCTATGGTGACCGCTCCTCAGTACTTGAACCAGTCTGAATATGTTAGGATTGAACAGATACAGCCTACTTCTCTTTTGAAATATCTCTATGGTAATGACGAGATCAAGTCGGATGCTCCGGTTACATTTTTGGGGGGGAAACGGGGCAAAGGACCGCGCGGCAAGGTGATCCGCAAGGTAGTCTCCATGCTCAAGAAGAAATCAGCCATTGATCGGTCGCTCGTCAGGGAATATTGGTTGCAAGATAGAGAGCTGGTTCATAAAAAACTAAAATATCCTGGCGGTAGACATATAATAATAGCGGGTGGACAAATTGTTGTGGATGAAAAAAATCCTTACTGGGACGCAGAACACCCCATTGACATTATAGACTGGCATAGAAACCCCGATTCTGCATGGGGAGATGGAGAAATTGTTGACCTGAAAGAACTTCAGCTTCTTCTCAATAAGTTAATCGCATTGATTGTTGAGAATGGTTTGTTGATGACCAATTCGATTTGGGTAGGAGATTCGGATGCCTTATCACCAGAACAATGGGAGGAACTGGATAATGTTCCGGGACTTAAGGTTAAGAAAAAACCCAGATCCGAACTCAGAAGAGAACCTCCCCCTCCTTTGTCTCAAAGTCTCTTTAGCACGGTTGCCTATCTTGAGTCGGCTATAGAGAAACTATCCGGCAACACAGAGGTGGTACGGGGGGGCACTCCCGGGCAGGTTAAATCGGGCATAGCCATAGAAGCTCTGCAAACAGCAGCCATGGCTATCATACGATTGAAATCAAGAACCATTGAATCTCTTTTGGAACGTGTTGGACAGAAAATGATATCCAGAATATTTCAATTTGAATCAAGCAAGAGATTGATGTGGAGAATGAAGAATGGGCAAGATTATGAGAAGTTTGAGTTTTTTCGTGAGAAAATTATTAAAGATAAAAAAATGTTTAAGAATCCTCGCGAAGCTTTTAAAGATTTTCTTTTTAAGATCAGGCCCGGGTCCTCGCTTGCCATGAATAATTGGCAGAAATCAATGATTGCACTCCAGATGTATCAGGCACAACCCAAACCGTTGATCGATAGACTGGGTGTCCTGGAAACAATGGACTGGCCTGGTCGTACGGATATCATCCAAAGGCTCGAAATAGAGGAAGCGGCTGAGCTTGAAAAAATGATGGCCCTCGAACAGAACAGCCTCAGCGGTAATGCGGGTGGTAGTGCCCCGAAAGTCAGCGATATTAGAAGCCCTCATGCGGTTCAGGGAATCCAAGAGGGAATGAGCAAAAACATATAATATGTAAGGGGAATACATTATGGGACGTTTACGAGGAACGGTAAAAATAGGTGGCAAACCAATAACGCTAGAAGCCATAAGAAGAAAATCGCATGGGATAAGCGCTCCCACTACAACTACTACTGCGAAGCCTACTACTACAACCACTACTGCGAGGCCTAGCACCACAACTACCACCAGCATGAGACCAAGCACTACAACTACCAGCGCGAGACCCAGTACCACCACTACCGCGGAACCTCAAAAAAAGAAAAAGTCTATTTCACAGAAATACAAAAATGTATTCGAGCAAAAAAGAAACCAGCTCGAAGAAGCGATGAAGTATTAAATGTGTGATTACATGAACAAGCGTTTAGAAGAGACTCCCCATAACAGGGAGCATCAATTCTATTCAGATTTTTTTATGACATTGATTAACAGGTTATTCATTATGATAGTCGCGACTCAATCAGACAATGAATTTCACTAATCAATAGGTCGAAAAAAAAGGGGGCATTATGCCAGGAACAGCAGCAGCTACAGCATCCGGGACTACGGCCACGATCACGGCCATAGGAAGCTTGAGTGCAGACGGGACTTTGAACATTGACGATATTGATGTCGATAAAATCAAAGACCTGGATCATCTTCCGCCCAAGATAAAAGATATTGTAAAAGCCGAACTTTCCAAGATTGCCAAGGGATACCAGGCTGATTATACCAAGAAGACCCAAACTCTATCGGAAGCGAAAAAAGAGCATGACGAGAAAATAGCACACGCTGAAAAATGGAATACTTGGGTCAATGATAATCAACCGTTGATTGACGAATATAACACTTGGAAGAAGGCAAAAGACTCCGGCGGAGAATCATCTGCGGGATCTCTGGATGGCGATTTGGATTATGACGCCAATGATAAGGATAGCATAAAAAGAGAAACCAACAAAGTCAGAGAAGACCTGAACGGTCTTTTTACTTCTGGTTTCAATACTATTTTGGGCCTTATGGATATTCAAAGAGATAATCCAGAACTCAAAATCGATCCAAAAAAAGTCATTGCCGTTGCCCAAAAAGAAGGGATAACCGATATTAAAAAAGCATTTGAAATGACTTATAGCGAGAAAATTCTCGAAGATAAGATCAAGGCTGCGGTTGCCCGCGAAAAAGCTGTTTGGGAAGAAAAAGCAAAAACCAATGTTCTTAGCACAAAAATGTCCTCTGGAAGAAAACAGTTGAAAGTGATTCCACGCGAACGAAGATAGTTCGCTTTTCTTTGGAGGAATATAGAAATGAGCCTGTTAAACACAACTGAACTCGATGCTTTCGTCCGCGATGAAGTTCTGACGAAGATCGAGTCCCAGATAATAATGAACAATGCTATTCTTGCCCGGATCGAAGGCAAGGATAAGTACTTCGCCGATTCTGGAGAGCATATCAGGACCGGAGCTAGGTATGCGCATCTGCCTGGTGGTTTTTACGAAAGAGGAGCCAAGTTCAGTACGGTACAGAAAGAAACTGTCAAGGAGTATATCCACGACTGGAAGCAGGCATATGTGGATGTTACTGTTGATGGCTGGACTGAAGCAATTGCGCTCGGGAGCAATAAGATCCGCAATATTGTGGAAGATAAGATGGACAACGGTAGAGAAACCATGTCCAAGATCTTAAACGATGGCATGAGAAGTGGCGGAGAAGATGGGCAGATTGACGGTCTTCCGGCCATTTGTGATGACGGTACAAACTACGCAACCTACGGCAACATAACCCGCTCTACCGATACATGGGCGAAGGCCAATCTCGACGCTACCGGCGGGGTATATAGCAATAGCATGTTTCAGACCGCGTATGGTAATTGCTCCAAAAACAATAAACACCCCGATATGATCATGACCACACAAGCGGTATATAATTCCATGTGGGGGAAGATGACCCCTCAGCAAAGATATAATCAGTCTGATGCTCATGCCGACCTGAGAGCCTTGGGCTTTAGTGGCATTGAGTTCAATGAGGCTATGGTTCTGGTGGACGATGATCTTGATACAGGTCTTGCATTTTTTGTCAATACCGAGTTCTTGGAGTTTGTCGTTCATACAGAGAGGAATATGCACTGGCAGGATTTCATGCCGCATCTCGACGAAGATGCTCAGACCGGGAGATTCTATTGGATGGGTAATTTGATATGCAAAGCACCCCGGTATTTCGAGCAGATTCAGAATATTTCTTAACAATAATCTTGCAGCCCTCCTGGGGTCAGGCCCACTGGCCCTCTAAGGTTGCTCATAACGTATATGGGAGGTTTTTACAATGGATAGAGTTCTAACCGAAGGTGGACACCCTAAAATTTCTGTTCAGGGTATCCGTGAAAGTAAATCAGCCGCCACCACTATCGTGGGTTCCGTGAAACCACTGGCGTATGATAGAGAAGTTATATATTGCAAAGTAACAACCGCTGTTACTATTGGTCAATTATGCCAAGGGCCTGCTGCTGTGGCAAATCATGGAAGGACGGCGGTTTCTGTAACCGCTTCCGTCAGCGATAAGTCCATCACGGTTACCCTGGGAGCCACTGCCGCTGCTAAAGATTTATACAAGAATGGTCTTTTGGTCGTAGAGTGTGGAGCTGGAACCGGATATAGCTACATGATTGCCGGTCATCCATCCGCTGCGGCATCGGCAGATCTGAAGCTGACACTTAAAGACGGTGTCGAAGTTGCGCTCACCACGGCATCCCTTTGCACGTTATTGAAAAATAAATGTAACGGAGTAGGCCCCACCACTGATTGTGCTGCTCAAACAGGACCTGTAGTGGGTGTGGCTCTTTGTAGCGCATCGGCCAACTACTACACATATCTTGGCAAGAAAGGCGAATGGCCTGTAGATACTGAGGGTACCTGGGTAGTAGGATGTCAGTTGGCTGCGGGTAGCGCTGCTGGAACCGCGATGCCTGCTGCTGCAATCACCGATGAATTGGTTGGCGCATGTAGGGCAACTGCAAGTGCAAGTGGTTTTGGTATTTGTGATTTTAAACTATAGTGTGTATCCCCTCCCCTGACCGGGAAATGCTACCGGGTCGTGCAATAAATTCTTTGTGCGATCCGGTCAGCATGCACTGATACCCTATAGTGTTTTTCTGGAGGAATCAATATGGGAATCAAAGAATTAATAGCAGATGTTACGGCCACTGCGACCGATATAGGTGCCTGCGCCATAACAACTGATAAAATGGCATTGTCGGTCGGCAGGTGGTCAAAGACGACTATCCCGACAGTGGCGGTAACGGCTGGTGTTTCCGTACTGCTGACTTGGACTGGCACGGCTGCCGTGACAATATTGGATGTTATAATGCAACTTACGGCTGCCAATACTGTCGATCAAACTGTCACCGTTCAGGATACGGCCAGTAGTGTTTTAATCCAGGCAAAATCTTCTACTGCCGCCGGTTCTTATACCAATGTAGAGGTATCCGCACTTTCCACTGAAAAGAAAAAAGTCTTGGATCTTGGCGCCGGTAAAAGTATTGAGTTGACTCTTACGGCAGCTTTCACCGTATCTACCACAGCGGGGAAGCTTTTCGTTCACTTCATTGAATGATCGGAGGCAAACACCCTACGCATATGAATGGACTAGAGAGACTAATCACTGCCAATCATGAAGAAAATCTCCGTCGTTTTGACGACTTGAAAGAACTGATGAATTCGCAAGCCAAACGCATAGCAAAGGCAGAAACAATTATCTGTGAACATGACGTGATTCTGGGAAGGATAAAAGTGGTAGGAACTCTTGTGGTATTGGCATGGGCAGGTGTTGTTGCTTTTGTGGTTAAAGTCTGGAAGTAAGTAACTGATTTATTGAATAAAAATAATATAAAGGAGCAAACGTGAAAAGATTTTTGATTGTAATGGCGATGGTTTTACTTTTTGCATCACAGGTGTTCGGGTTGCCAAGTACTGCGACCTGGAAGGCAGTATGGAATGCTAACACGGAAACTGATCTGGCTGGTTATTTTTTTTACTGGAGAGGCGAAGCCCAGGAGTTTTCCAATGATCAACGGATTGATTGCGGCTTGAATGTTGAGCAAGATCTCACCGGCGTTATACCCAATGAAAGCTATATAGCTGTTTCGGCCTATGATCAGAGTGCGAACGAAAGCGATTTATGCGAGCCGCTCTTTTTCGACAAAGATTCTATTCAGCCAGGATGCGTAGACGGATTAGGAATTGTGGAGAAGGAATAATGGCAGACAAAGGGATAGAAGATGATATTTTGAATATTAGGAATTTGCAGGATGCTTATTTTGCTCAATACGGAAAATATTTTGAAACCGATGGCCCCATTCCGCGACTTCTCCCCTCTGAAGGTTCTGACAACAAAATAACGAGATTACCAAGATTCATTGGAAAACGTGATTCGGGTCATCAAAACAATATACCCTTTATTCCCACTGCAAAAGACACTCAGATCATAATAGGACAGTCTATATTTGTAAACAGCGCTCAAGGTGGTTATGCAGCTCATGCAGAGAAACGGGCATACAAAGTCACCATCAGAAGAAGAAATGGACAAAACATTGAGCAAACTTCTTTCTGTGGAGGCGATCCACAGGTGGCAAAAGATTTCGAGAATAGCTAATGAATGATTTTTCTCACGACAATAATTGTGTTGCGGTATGGAGATTTGAGACAGCCGGGATCACGGATGATTCCAAGGGAACGAACACTCTGACCAACGTCGGTGCCGACCCAGAACTTATCATCAAGAAAGAAGGCAATCAGTCCGCCAGGTTTATTCGGGCGAATTCCGACTATATGCATATTGCCGATACTGCGCTAGATACGGGATTTCCCCTCAAACAATCTGACGGAACAAGCACACGAACGGATATTTCAGGGTGTTTCTGGTGTTATTTTGACGTTAAACCAAGCGTGGCTGTCAAGAATTATGCGTTGTTATGTAAGTATGACTATTCATTTAATGGTCGCACTTTGATGATTAGAGGTGAAGCAACAAGCGACAAGATATCTATATTTATAGGATATAATGGCGGGGCATCTAGTGAAAGCGATTATTTTTCAGTTAGTTGTGATGCCACTAATTGGTATCATGTGGGTTTTGGTTACAGAGCATCTGATAAAACTTATTTTATTTGTGTTTACGACGACAACGCTAGCGCGGCCTTGGGCGCCCCATTGACCGGAACTTTCGCGGAAACAATTTCACTGGAATCCGCGTCGGTGTCTCTAGGTGCTACCGGCAATCCCGGCCTTCACGCAAACGCATATCTCGACGAAGTGGTTGTCTGGAATGTTAAAAAATCAATAGGTGATATTGAAAAAGTCAGAAAAGGAACTTACAATTATAATGAGGGAGGCAATCTCGGGTTGGGCTTGAACACTGGATTGTCTTTTGCAATGGGAGGATAGGGAGAAACATAATGGCTACCAAAGTAGAACCGTCAGGCAATCCCATAAGAGAAACAGCCGCCGAAACATGGATTTGTAAAGGACATTGCCTATCCTATCAGTCCATAGTATGGTGCGATATTACGGCGGATAGTTCAGATCTCATACTTTCAAAGGACAGCAGTTCCGCAGAGGCCAGTATCATTTGTCGCAGGAAGGGGAAAAGCGGGATAGATATGACGATATTCCCACAACCAGGAACTTTTATCGATCTATATCTTCAGACAATGAGCAGCGGAAAACTGGAAATAAATAAACTATAGAAATACATATATGGACAAGGAGGTGATTAGCATGGGTTTAGGTGATTTTATAGGCATGGGTGATCCGGTTATAAAGGCGGTTATGAATTTCATATCATGTCTGAACGAAAAAAAGAACAACGATGACAAGCTTGATTTCAATGAAGTCGTAGAATGTTTTGTGGCACTGGTTTTGGCAATACTTCCGTTAATGGTTTCTGATTCAAAAAAGAAGAAAAAATAATGTATCTGACATTAGCAGAAATGCGAAACGAATTAATGGCATGGATTCCGGGGTTTAATCCTACTGCGGTATCATCGGCTATTAACAGGGCATATAATGACTTGGGCAGGATGCGCCATTGGTCTGACCTGGAAACAGAGTTTAATTTTGTTACCAAGCAATCTGTTTCTTCCGGTGGTGCGAATTTCACAAACGGTTCCACAGAAATCACAGCATCTACGTGTGCCGGTTGGAGTGCCGGAATAAGCGATGGATTCGCCGGGATGTTTGTTAAGAAGGATGAGGAAGCATCATATTATAGTATCACGGCCTCCACGTCAGTATTGATAACTCTGACAGGAAATTATCTAGGCAAAACCACTACTGCTGCCGCAACAGCAGGCGATGGGTATGTGGTGTTCAAGCATATCTATGCCATAGAGAGCGGCGTAGAGTCAGTTGTCAGGCTAATGCACGACAGTTTCCTTGAAGAGATGGACACCATAGATTTTGAGCGGAGAGACCCCGATCTGAGATCAGAGGGTGAGCCCTCAAAGTGGAGAAGCGCGGGAATGAATTCTGCACATGTTACATTGATACAGCTCTATCCGGCACGCATAGATGATGTGTACGAGATCAGGGGAAGGGGGAATAAGAGAACCGAAACTCTCACTGCCACTTCTTACCCTCTTCTTGATTCTACTCTTATTATGGGTTATGCAGAAGTTGAACTCATGAAAAGAAAACATCTTCTCAACCCCGGAGTCGTTTCAGTGGATATGCTGGCGGCCTCATCGAGTACATTGGGGGAATTATTGAGAATTGCCATAGATCAAGATGATAGAAAAAGAAATCGTAGCAGGTATGTTACCGATAATACTTCATCGTCTCATCATAGGGGTCAAAAGTGGATGGTTTCTCATGATCCCGCAGATAGCTAACGAGAACAAACATGAGCCTTACCAGAACAGCATGTCGTTCAAGAACACGAAGTTTGATTGCTGAACCCGTAGCGCGTTTCTTCACGGATGTAGAAATAAACGAGTTCATAGATGATGGGGTACGGGACATCAGTCTCAAGACAATGTGTAGTCAGGTGCTCTGTACGGCTATCGCTACTGTGGTTAACTGTGCCGAATACACATATCCCACGACTTATAATGCCACAGCCATTGAGACCATAGCCATAAAAACCATTATATCATCTGCGAACATTGCTCTTCAATACATTACTCCTGATCTCATAGGAAGAGTGGGCGATGCAAGTGAGATGAAATGGTCTGACTGGGGGAGACAGTTTATAATTACACCAGTTCCCACTGCGATATATACGCTTAAACCCCTGGTTCTGGTTGAGCAAGGATGCACGGCGGCAGGGACTTTGGGCATTCCTGGCTGTTACCACCATCTAGTACCTTTATATGCAACGTATAAGGCATATCAGAAGCGGAGGTCTTTTGAATTAGCTGGAGCGGTTGCTCAGCAATATGATGAGGAACTAGGAGGAATCCTGGCTACTATTACCACCAAATTTATGGTTAATAGTATAAAGCAAAGCATAGCAAACCAATCTGCGGCGGATTAATCCTATGAGTTACCTGCCCATCATGTCGCCCTTTTCCCTAGATAAGGCGGGGAGTGACACTTCTCCTCATCCTACCGGAAGCTTTTCTGAGTTCAAAAACTATATTCCCAATAAGCATGTAATTGAAACAAGAAAGGGCATCTCTGAATTTTTCTTTTCAGGTGGTGTATATAATCCAGCAGATGATCCTGACTGTGTAATGTGGCTGAGAATGGAAAGTACAGGTACTCTAAGAAACTGTGAGATCAACGGCAACGACTACATGGATAAAGTTGGAGCCCCGTCCGCTTCTGCTTCGTACATGGAAGGATCGGGTTCTATGCACACCGATGCTTTTACAGGGAGCGGAAATTATCTGCGTAAAGCCAACACCGCTTTAAGGGCCGACTTCCCGGGTGTGGGATCACGCAACTTCATGATTTGCTTTTGGGTCAATATAGACTGGGGTGGCGATCATATTTATTTTACCAACAAAGCGCCGGAAGGACAGCCCGGGGCAATTAACCTGAGATCAATCACAGCCGCCGTATCAGGCATAAAACTTCAGTTCAGTATAGAGAACGATGGTGGCGACCCAACATTTGTTGAGTCAACGGCCAAGGTGAATACGGAAAAATGGTATCATATCGGATTATGGAACTCTCAAGACCTATCTACGTGTGGCATGAGGCTGTATCGCTATACGGATGGTCCTTATGCAGAACACAACACGCACACGGGTACTTGGTATGGACTGGGACTTAAATCCGACACGGACTATTTTGAGATAGGGTATGATAATTGTAGGGCAGAAATAGATGATTATATCGTTTTAAAGGGAGTGCCTGCCACACAAGACAATATTATAGCCAAAATAGACAGCATTAGAAACAGGGTGTTGTAGAAAAAATAATCAAATGAAGTATCACTACATAAATATTTCACCACCGTATACCCTAAATAAAGACTGGGATGCTTCCGAGCCTCAATTGCCAAGCGGTTTTTTTCAGAAATTGAAAAACTATATACCAGAAAAAGAATCCCTGGAAACCAGGAAAGGAATTACCGAGTTTGTTTTTACTGGATCCATTACGGCAGCTCCGACAGGCAATGATTTCTCTGGAGATCCCAACTGTGTAGCGGTTTGGAGATTCGAGAATAACGCCAATGACACAATCGGCGGTAACCACCTAACGTCCAGTGGCACTGTTGTTTATACTACCGCAGATGTATCAGAGGGAGATTATGCGGTTGATCTGGAAAGGGATGATTCCGCATATCTTACTATAACAGACACCAATCTCGATGCAGGATTTCCCGGTAAAAAGGGGGAAGCAGAAACCGACTTCTCTCTATTCGGTTTTTTCAAAATAGAATCATATAGGGTGGGGGGAGACGCGGGTTTATGCTGTAAACATAGAGGAACGACCGCCGACAGAACATTCGGCACCGTTGTTATGTCAGCAGGTACCTGTCAGTTAAAGATCGGATATAATGGTGGTTGTGCAGCTTCAACGCTAGCGCTTACGGCAGAGTTATCCCTGGCAACCTGGTACTGGGTGTGCGCGACATATCAGGCCAGTAACAACAGAATGAGCATGTATATATGGAATGTGGCTACAAGTGCTTTGATAGACCAGGGAACGGATACTGCGGCGGGCGATATGTCGCCGTCGTCTGCTGATTTCACTATTGGAAAATTTGGTGGCTCTTCTTATTTCGATGGATTGATGGATGAGTGGGGAGTCATGAAAGACATGCTGACTACAGCCGAGATGTCGGAGATAAGAAAAGGCGAATACAGACCATAGGATAACATAGCCATGGGCGTAATAAACGATTCAAGCGCAGATGTAACATCTCTATTTAAGTTCTACCATACGGATACCAGCAAATTCTATCCCGAAGCCAGTGGCGCATCTGAGTATGTAGACACGTTATTCGCCGTTACCGGGCACACATCCACCACCACGAATCAAACGATCATTAAGTTTGTCAAAGATTCAGGTGGAACATGGGAAAGCACCACCCTGATAGATGCCGTAACGAGTGCAGCTTTGTCAATAACAGGTATAACACCTGGTGACTTAGTGCGGTTTTTGGATAAGGTGTATTACAGCAATTACGAACATGATGTGTTGCAATTGCGTCCCAGGTCATCGTCTGGAGATACCGATGAGAACTATGTGTTTAAAGCCGGACTGCCCGACCCCAATGCTGAACGTGTTATAAACAGATGCGATGAGACTGCCGAATGGACTAAGGGTGGATCGGGAACGAGTGAGGCCGGTATAGACAAGAGCCCTCTTCATAGACTTGAAGGGTCTGGCTCTCTCTATTTGACGCAGGAAACCGATGGTGAAACCACGACTCTCACATATAGTATCACGGCAATGGAATCAGCCACACTGAACCTAAACACTTTCAAGGATGGTACTACTGCGTCGGATTCCGATTTCATTGCCTTAGATATATTCAGATTCAATAAAGATGCCATATCAGAGATAACACTGGATCTTACGTCAGGTGGGTGGACAAATTATTATTCATGTACGATTATTTCAACACCCACAACAACACTGCCCAGCGGGGAAACATGGAACTTATTTCATCCTCATCAGACGACGTTTAATGCCAAATGGAATGTGAACCCACTGGACAATCAGATGTTCAACATGAGAATCCAGAGAGCGTGGTTCAGACTGGTGGGAAGCCCTACCGGTTGGAGTGCTATCAGTACATTCCGTGTCAGTCTCAAGGGTAATTCAAGGGCGTCCGGCGATACCCCGGCAAAAATATGCATAGATAACGTCAGATTGCTCAAGACACCACCGG